ATAGTACAAATCCCAAAGGTAAAAAATTCGTCTTGTTAATCTAGGAAATTTAAAACACTTAAAGGTGGTGGCTGGCGTGGTCGTAATCATAATTCCTTCCTGCCCCCATGCTTCAGCGGCGTGCAGGACGGGGCAGGGGGGCGCAAATGGTAGGATTGTAATATTTGATACAAAGATTAACGGCGAAATTTTATTTTTATGTTTACATAACTCATTTATTAGATAAAAAGAGCACTGTGACTTATCTAAACTATCTATTGCAAAATTCAACTCAATCATATTTATTCCCTATATTAAGTTATTATTTAAAATATCCTCTATTTGATCTATTTTTGTATATTTTATATATATTAATTTTATCTCAATTTTTTTATGTAGTCTAATACTGTTCTTGTAGAACAACCAACACTTGTGGCTATTTCTATAGTTGATAGGTTATCATGTAAATATTTTTGTCTCAAAAAGTATTTTTTCAAATACCTAGATACTGTTTTTCTATCACACCCAACACTCTTTGCTATCTGATATGATGACAGTTGTTCTATTATATATTTTTGATAAAGAAATTTTTTTGTTAAAGTTTTTTTAAGTGTTGCCATTAGTAATTTCTATGTATTTAATATCCGCTCTTTCCAGTAATTAAAGTCTAACATATCGTTATCATATAATTCGCTTAAATTAACGCCTACATAAAAACTTTCCAAATAGCGTTCATCCACCTCTCTCCAGTCGTTAATGGCTACTATTGGCATGTTTTCTTCAAACTCACGATTATTTATGCAGGAAAGCATAATAGGTATACAACCAAGGTAACTCGCCTCGAATTCACGGTGACAGCTTGCGCCATTACCAGGGGGACAGAGGACGTATCTGTGAGTTGCCAAATTGTCTAAAAATGACTCATACCGAAATCCATTAGGGTGGCAGTCAACAGTAACCCAATCAAATTGTTTAAAGTATTCATATACTGGTGTTCTAGTTGCAGGATTAGTGGTAGGGTTAAAATTCATATAAACGAGATTAGGTCTGTCCCCATCTAAATTTATACTGTTCCTTTTCCTGCTAATTTGTTCTAGCTTATTTATGGACGGGAAGCAATAACTGTTTTCGAGGAAAATACCGAGGGGAATAATTCTATCATCATTATAACATACGTTTTGAGAATACAATTTAACCACATTTCGCGGCATCTCCAGTGGATCAATATCGTATGGTCTATTACTACCACGAATTACACAACCATCACTATTATGGGTAATACACACATACAAATTCTCGCTATCTTTCCTTATATTATCAAATAAGTCTTTAGTATCATGGGTATGTGCATATTCTAATCGAAAACCTCGTCTTGTGTGCGAATACTGTTGAGCTAACTCTTTAAATAGCGTTCCTTGTATTAATTTCACTATATTACCCCCATCATATTACACAATAAGTTCTATATATGTTTTACCATTATATCCATTTTCCATATTTAATATACATGTTTGTACCCGAGAGCCCTTAAAAGCGTCTCTTGGTAAATTATGTATAGATTTGACACCAAAATTATAAATGTCTTTAGTTCTCTTTTTTGAATTTATTATTGTTAACCACGGCATAAGTGCTATAATTACATCTGTCATTTCCATAACCTTGTATAGTATTTCATAACCAACTTTCATTGGACTAAATGGTGGATTCATTACAACGGCATCAAATCTTCCATCAATATCCCAAAAATTATTTGGTGCAACTACATCATATCCGTGTTTTTTCAATACTCGCACCAAGTTTCCTTTCCCTGGTGTTGGTTCTAATACTGTTTTTATGTCTTTTGGTAATAAAGATACCATTAGTTCACATTCTTTTTCTCTTGTCTGAAAATTCATTATAGATGTTCCTCTTTCCCTAGCATAAATTCTACAGCGTTTCCACTCTCCAACATATGTTTATTAACATTTATACTTCCACACTTAATAATAGCTAGCCATCTTCCATATTTCTCCTTCTTATCCTTGCGACTATCTATGTTAACCAATTTGCCCACTGGCAATAGTTTTTCTAATTCCTTCTTAGCTTTCACACCCTCTGGAGTGCTCATTTCGGGCGCGTTGATGCCATATAGTCGAAAGCGGTCTCGTACCCAGATACGAAACCCAAGGTCAAGATCGACATCAATCGTATCACCGTCTACAACCTTAAGAATTATGCCAGTATACTTATATTTATATTTCATATTTTTCTCCGTTAATGATAAAACACTGTCCCACAAATTGTTTTCCCACAGTTAGGACATTTTTCTGATGTGCAATCGTTACCATTTGGGTAATGATGCCAAACATTAAACGTTGGACACGGATATCTATGGTCGCCCCTATATGGTGTTAAAGAAAATGACTTGTGATATATACTTTCTTTTCCATCTACATTTAATACTATGCCACCGTCATCAATTGTGATTATATTTCTACTGCATATAAAATCATTGCCTTCACCCTTTTCAAATTGGATTAAACATAATGGAGGCTTCGCCCATTCTGACCAATTGTAAACATCAAGATAATCAGGCGGAATTTTTGATCTCGTTATTATTGCTGTCTGGTTTTGATCGACGGTTTGAGTAACACGCGGACTATCTTGCTCACATCCACAACTAATCAACAAGACCATTATAATATATAAATACTTCATTTACTACTCCTATTTTAAGTAATGATTTTTTATATTTTCAAACCAATCTTTAATAAACTGCGGTTGTGGTATAAAATTCCATCCAACAAATAAGCCAATTGAAAATACTATCACCAATTCTAGTAAGGTCATAACTTTTCTCCTTGTAAATTTAACTCTCTAATTAGTATTTCTTCTATTTTGTCAATTTCGTCGTATTTTATATAAATTAGTTTAATTTTATTCTTTTTGCAGAAATTACGCTTGATTTTATCTCTTTTATTTTGAGCAATTAATTGGTCGTTTGTAGTCCAATCTAGTTGAGCGAAATGTGATTTCTTAAATTCTTTTGGATAATGTTGAATTCCTTGACATTCTATGCAACAATTGTATTCTGGTAAATAAAAATCAAATGGAAGCGATTTTTTATATTTACATCTAGTTGAGGTATATTGTGGTTCACATTTAATAAAAAGTTTATCTAAAACAAGATGTGTGCTTTTTTCTAATTGACTCTTGCTACATCTTGGGCACCCACAGCCATTAAATCTATTACTAATAGTTGATACCCATTCATTTCCACACTTCAAACATTTCCACCACACCTTTTTACCGCTACATTGTGTAAATTGTGTTGGCAATATATTTATGTTTTTTTCATAATTCCATTCTTTAATTAAATCAGGTCTTTTTGTGGCTAAATCATTAAAACCTACCAAAACTATATTACTAGCACAATAAGGGCAACCATTTCCATGCGTTCTGCTTAAAACAGAAGCTTTCCACTCATGCCCAATTTCGTCAACCCAAATTACAATTTTTTTGCTGCCCTTACTAACCATTTCTGGTCCAAATTGGTTTTTAGGGGACCATTGTTTACAAAGTTGTGGGTGTGTTGTAATTAAATCATTAAAACCAATTAATACTCGTTTGCCAGCACAATAAGGACAGCCGCTCCCCCTATTTACTCTACGGTTTATATCAGCCAACCACTCATGCCCTAATTCATCAACCCACCATATTTTTTTATCGCTTCCAATAGTAAAATCTTTTGGCTGTTTATTACCGTTTTTTTCTGGATGCCATTGTTGAGCTAAATCCGGTCTTAATGTACTAAAATCATTTACGCCAACAATTAATTTGTGGCCTTTTTTATCCACAACCTTGTGTTTATATAACCAATAATTTACTGTTTTTATATTACATCCTACTAGTTTAGCTATTTGTTTTGGTTTTAATTGGTCCGCAATATACATTTTTTCTAGTAATTCTTTCGTTAATATATTGTTGTACTTATACATTTTTATATTTTTTTCGCTAGCACCCATGTTATTACTGAAAATCTAGGATCATTTTTTAATGGCTCAATACATAGATTTGTATAATCAATCCATCCTATATTTAAAAGTTTATCAAGATACTCACGATTCCCCCACCAGCCACACTCCACAATTTTTAACCCCGCAGACATAATAACTGCTCCAAGTCCAGTTGGCGTATAACTATAATAATGTAGTGGAGTTTCGTGAGGGATGGAAATTGTAGGTGTGGTTATCCAAATATATGAATTAGGCAGGAGATGTGTATGTATATTTTGTAAACAAAGTATGGGATCATAAACGTGTTCCAATGTCTGATTTAATAAACAAAAATCAAAGTCATGTATTGGCGGGTTCCAAATATGTAGATCGTTTTCTTCAGTTCGTTTATCGTACAAGTAATCCACACCAGAGTTATGTGGAAGATACTCTAATTCTGGGTCGTGAATTCCATTAAATGTTAAAACCTTTTTACTAACTAAATTATATTTTTTTACATAACTGGCGAACTCTAATAACGCTATAACTCTAGGAAAGTCTTTACCTTCCCAATTCCACTTTTTATTATTATAGTTTTGTAGCCACCAGAAGAAATCCTCGTATTTACCCAATTGTTTATGGTATGGCTCCACAAACATATTATAAATATAATAGATATCATCACTATTTAATTTAATCACACAACCCCCCATGACGATAACTCAATTCTATATCTGATAAGATTTGCCAACACAATAATTGACCTATTAAATGTATGTAGTAAGTCTAAACAGAACACCATATCCTGTCCCTTTTGACTGTTGGTCCACGCCACCTTATCGAAAACTTCTCTAGATACCGCTACGTTGCCCGCGTGAACGTTTGCCGCTAGCCACCCCCCATACGGCTTATAATTAAGTATACTTCTCTCTATTATTTCCTCTGCTAATATAAATGGTATTCTGGGTATATTGTAGGTGAATTTGAAATCACCACTTTTCCACAGTCCGTTTAAATGTACAGTGTTAAATTTATTGAAAAAATAATGGGTTATCTCCACCCTCTGTCTATGCGGAATATCGTCAGCGTCATTAAATATAATTATCTCACCATTGGAAATATCAACGCCACGCTGTCTGGCGGCACCCGCATACAATCGTTGTTTTGAAACGGACACTATTAGGGGGATCGTGGTATTTAAGCAGGAAATTTCACTTGTGTTGAAGTCGCCCGAAACCACCACTATTAGTTCATCAGGGCGAACGGTTTGGTTTTCGTAAGCCACAAATAACTCGGGTAAAAGGTAAACATGCTTATCTAAGCAGGGAATTATTACTGAAATCATAGCGAGATTGGGCAAAAATTAAACAGTGAATTAGACACTTCTATTAAACGTGGATTTCCGCGCAAAAAATTCATGTATATGTCGTCATCTACGAAATTCCGCCACCTTTCTATTACTAACATCTTCCTGCCATTTCCATCCATAGTTGTACCATCGAACGAACTTCCACCTCCACCAAAGTACGGAACGCAATCTAATCCATCCTCAAAATAGTCTATATTTAATTGTGAACATATATTTTGGCGATAATCTTCTTCTAAAAACCACTTATTAAATAAGATAATGATTTTCTTGCTTTGTGAATGGGCAATCTCGATATATTTTTGAGCGGTTTGTATCGGGTTATGCGTAGTCCCAACCTTTTCAGTAATAGTAATCCCAAGTGGAAAGTTCTCTCTGGGTGTTTCGATTTTTTTAAATTTTTGTAGGTCGCACTGTCTGATGCTTGCTGCCCAATTGAAGACATCTCTAATTATTACAATTGTGGTTTTTTTGGTCTTTGATGGTGGCGGTATATTCTCGTGTACTTTAAGAAAATGTTTGAAATTACCTTTTCCATAATCATGTTTTGTCCCTACATTATGTAATCTGACTGTTTCGTTAGTAGTTAAGTGTATACAATTAGCTAACCAATTTACAATGGCGTGACTACCCGATCTTTGCATATAATAAAAGTACAATTCCATGTTAGTTATATAATATAAATTAACTGATAATTATCGTGTGTCGCTTTTATGCCTATTGAGGCAAATAGCTCCTTGATTAGTTTACCCTTCCCAACGTCTGATGGTTTGATATTTTTAGGTATACGTCCGTCTTGGTCTGAGAACCAGTTGTCATCAACACAAATCAATGTCTGATGATTATGTGGTAGCCCTAATAATCTCATTACACAGGCAAATTCTTTTAGGTGATGGATGCTTGACTCCATTGGATTATGAAAGTTAATATCCGCGCTATCTAAGTAAACAAGGCTCGGTGTTCTTTGAAAATTCCACAAAAAGTTAATAGAATCATCATTTATACATTTTGTATATTCGCTTGTCTTTGAGTGGGCGTGTTGTGTAGTATTAGAATTAATATCTATCGAAAATAACTCTGTGTGTTTAAATGGCTTTTGCCTAGTCGAGTTATGCCATCGGCAAAAATGGTCGAATAAAAGAGTGCTCTGCCCATCCCCCGGCATATCATAACCTCCTGGTCTCAGGCTTCCGGTCTCAATTATAGTTAGTCCATCTTGCTGATTAGGTTGTTGACACAAAAATTCAAACATTTTCAAAAATGAATCACCTCGTTGTCTATCTGGTAATTGGTTTAGAATATTGTAATACTGTTCCATATAAACATCAATGAACGTTCCCATATTATTTATCTCCACTTAAAAATAGACTCATTTTAGATTTTTCGTGCATATGAAGAGAATTGAGTTTGTACAATAAACCGCCAGTGTTATCCCTAATAAATGGTTCCCCATCCTGAAAAACAGGCGTCCATTCTTTTGACTTAAATTTTGCTCCTAGAAAATGTCTGTCTTCACACCAGCTTTCATCATTCTCGTGTCCGTGGCGTCCTGCTAGGAATTGACCAATCGCGGCGGGATCGTAGGCTCCAAACTGACCATATCCAAAATCTGTATTGCAGGAAGGTAGTATGTATAAATCATTAAATTTTGACAATATAACCATCTCGGTTGGGGTGGTCTCATATTTTTTTAGTAAAAACTCTTCACTTTTAGAATACTCACTCAAGATGTGTTCGCAAACACCAACTATTGATCTATAACTAGGGATGTATGAGAAAGCAAGGCTTATATGTGATAACGTGGCTCGTAAGCAGGAAAATTGAGTAAGTTGTCTAAAATTATGGTCTAACTCAGACAGGGATGTATACAACAAAACGTCCGACTCTAAATGATAAAGACTTTGATCGTTCCCCTCTAGGTAATCCGCTATAGCGAAAATGCGGGCGCAAGTACCAAATAACCAGTCATTTTCTTCATACCCGTTTGGTGATTTTAATCCTTTGTGCGGAGAAACTTCTTTTATAGAGTCTAACCACCGTCCACAAACCAGTTTTAATTCTACATCATATTTTGCCCACTCATTATATTTTATTAGCTGATCTGTTAATAATACTACCTCTATATCTTTATCGTAATGGCGAATTTGCGATAAACAGTGGTGCAAATACGGAGGGGGATAATTTCCCACACTGGTGAGTACGATTTTCATGGTATATTTAATGCTTGTTTTAGTATTTCTTCTATTTTGTTAATTTCGTTAATTATCTAACAAAAATTTTCTAATTTCTTTGAGTGTATATGCAAATTTGCTAGTTTGTGTAATTTACCCTCTTTATCAACCAGATAGGGTAGTTTTTCCAATATCACTGGTTTATATGTACCGTCCATTATTTTACGACCAACAAAATGCTCGCTAGACACATACCCTTCGCCCTGACCAAAACAATTCGTGCCACCCAAAAACTGACCAACGCTACATCCGTCAACCAAACACCCCAATTCTTCATAATATTGGTCGGTGGGCAATATGGGAAAGAGCATCTTATCTTCCCATAAAGAAATCAATAACATTTCATGTACCATTGGAATAAATTTGTACTTATTTTTTATACCACTATCACCTAACTCTAATAGTTTAAGCATAAACACGCAAACATCATTTAAATGCTTTTGGTGTGGTATATATGTAAACCCGCAACACGAGTAATGGTCTTGTATTTCAGTGCAAGTAAACTTATTATAGATATTCTTTATTTTTACCATTAGGTTGTATAGGTCGGCAAAAATCATTATATCATTTTCTAAATGAATACTATCTATTAAATTAGCTTGCTCCAAAAACGCATTTAATGTATATAATCTCAAACTTGTCCCTGTAACAAAGTTTTTTGGACTAGGGAAAACCGTGTTTGGAGAACCCCAGGCGTCATACCATTGTAGTCTTCTAAATTCTTTAATCAGTTGATTATTATTAAACTGTTCTGCCTCAATTGGTATAATATTATATTTTCTTAAATCATCTTTATTATCTAATAACGATTGAGATTGCCCTATAAAATATATATCAATATTTGGATTAAATACACGTAATTGATGCCATCCATATTTAGAATAACTTTGTATATTTGAACCAACATGAGTAAGAATGACGTTCATTTTATCCCCTAGTAAATAGTGCGTTACCGAATAATCCACACAGGGGTATGTCCACTCTTATTTTAAGATTATTCTTCAATAGAAATTCTTTAATTTGCCCAAAATTACAACCACCTTCATACTGTGGTTTGTAGTTAACTTCTGTAATGATATATTTAACATAGGTTAAAGTTTTAACAGCCCCCCTTAATATTTCTAACTAACTTCCCTGAGCATCCAATCACAACATATCTGGGTGTACATCATTTTTTTCACAAAAAGCATCAATCGCGGTACATTGTACTAGAATTGGCGTTTGTATTAGATATAGTGGATTGCGGGCATTTTCACCAGGCAAATTCGCCCACTTATACATTGATGAAATACCCATCGTTTTATTAACACTTTTATCTCTATCCACACATAGGAATTCCCTGCTACACTCCTCGCTCCACAATCCGTTTTCAATTACGTGTATGCGAGAGTCAGCCTTTTTGCGTAAAATTAGCAGGAGAGTTGGATCGCATTCAAAAGCGTACACATTTGCGTTATAGTGGTTATAAATTCCTACGGTGTCCTCTCCGTCCGCCGCCCCGCACTCAATGATGGTTGAGACCTCGCTTTTGTTAATGTTTTCTAAAAATAGTGGGGAAAGATAGGTGTTATTTTTGCTCATAATTTAATATGCTTTTATATAAAAGTAATTAATTGCAATATTACTAATTTTAATTAATTTATAATCGTTTTCAAACAGCTTATTTTCCCATAACTCTTCGGCGTCGGCACCATCTTTATATTTCTTGACCGACTCCACTATAAATAACTTGGGGTGAAATAATGACAGATTCATACCTTGAAAAAATTTATCTTCATGGTAATCTACGTCAATTGAGCAAAGTAGACATTTCGCACATAATTCTTCGTACTGTTCTCTAACCTTATCAAACGTAGTTACTGACACTTTTACATTGGTATTTTTTAAGTAGCCCTTTTCTATAGTGCAATGGTGTCCTCCACCAAATACCTCTGTTGTACCAACATAATTAGATAGGGCGGTACACACGCAAATATCTCTAGGGCGTTTTTGCCTATGCTCATTCACGAATTGTGATTGTAAGTCAATACACAGTCCGTACCAACCTAAATTATACAAATCATAAGTATTTGAAAATTTAATTGGGTCGCCCGCCCCAACATCTACATATACCCCATCATCAATATTGGGAAGTAGCTCTCGTATAATCTCGAATTCGTTAAATTGGCTATTTGACACCTAATTCTCCCTGCCGAACATCTTATCCGGCCACGGTTTAAAGTCATAAATCAATCTAAATTTGTGTGGCTCAAGTAAATCAATAAATTTTTGAGGATTCGCACATTCCACGCTAATATATGATACAGAAAACTCATCGAAATTCAATCCTAAAAGCACATTATAATCTCCCCCTTCTGTGTCAATTGAGAGATAATCTATGTGGGATGGTGCATTACACAGTCGTAACACATTAGTTAGTGTGTGGGTTTGGACTTTTTGTAAGACCCCGCCATACTTATCAATAATTGACTGCTTATGTTGAGAGGACGGAAAGTGGTCTGTAATTCCAGATAATCCATAATGTCCGCTTAATGATTTAGTTTGGCATAAGAAGTCAGTCGTTCTTTCTTCGCTGTCGATTACGGCGCAACATATTTCGCACTTCCTATTTTGAATAAGCAGGGGGTAATTGGGTGTGTAGGGATCTATGGCTACGCCGCTCCACCCTTTTTGTTCCAAAAGATAGCAATTACTCGCGGAAATTCCATCCGAGGCTCCCACCTCAATAAAATACCCACTAGGACCAACTCGATCTAATATCCACAGGTCTTGCCCATTACTCGAATATGTGTTTTTCAAAGTATATTCCACCCAACTTCACATTCAATCTTCATCTATAAATCCTCTCTTAGATAAAACCTATTTACTGGCACGGGCGAACTCGCCATATAATATTTATAACCATTATCTAGTAATATGTTCTCCCACTGCTTGTATTCAAACGCCTCCACTAAAAATACCTCTGGTCTAAATTTACTAATGTCTATGCCCTCAATCACACACTTTTCATGATGTTCTACGTCTATATCACATAATTGACAGTTATCACGTATAGCAGGAAAGTTATCTAATATGTCGTTTAATGTATAGGCGTCAACTGGGTTTTCCACTAATTCGCTAAAGCGGCGTTTTGACGGTTTCTCTAGTGTCGCCCACATACTATGGTCATAGAGCGTGGTTTTTCCGCTTTTGTTGGAGGCGGCGATTGTAAGTACTATATCTCGCGGTCTTATTTCTTTATATTGCTTGGCGTATTCGGATTGGGGTTCGATGACCAAACCGTTCCACCCTTTTTCGTATAGCGAAAACGTATTCGAGGAAACAATCGGGGGACCACCACCAACATCTAAGTAAGTGCCGCCGCCCCTGTCACAGAATAGGTTTTGTAAGATTAGGTCTTCGTTAAATTGTGATGGCACTACATTTCTCTTTTATATGGCGTCCCAGGTATATCGTATCCAATCCCATGTATAATATTCTCGTCAATCTATAATTCTTTACTTTTGTCTTTATGTTGTGGTTTTGGATTTCCAAACCCAACCTCTCTTTCGGGTCCGCATTCATCAAATAAGTGATATAATTCTAACGGAACACATTGTTGATAATAAGCCCCTTGTGGTCGCATTTTCCTTTGTCTGGCGGCAAATAAACCAGAACTTAGATATTCCCCTTCCCCACAATCTAATATAGCTTGTTCTAATTGTGATAAATTTACTGGTGTAACGTCTTCACCATCGGCACATCCCCATTGGTTATAGCCACGTATGTAAAGTCATAACCGAAGCCTCGCTTCTAGATTGTTCGTCTATTGCTCGTTGTATTTCCTCTGCCGTATAATATTTATCTCTACCACCACTCATATTTAACGATATATCTTTGTGGTCGTATAGTGTAGGATAATGATACATACAATAGTTACCATAAAAGTCATAGTCATCAAAGAGGTATTTACTTCCGTCACCTATTATTCCACATACTATAGCCCAAAAATCTTCGATAGACATCCCCAATAATAATTCCCTGCATATATCTCTTTGGAACATCATCATCTCACAAATAAAGCTCTTGCGTAATTTGCCATATCCATATAGCTTTTTCATCAGATTAAAATATGGTTGATGATCCTGTTCCCAAGCAAAGAAAAAAATTGGCTTATCATCATTGGAGAACAGCGGAAATGGCTTTAGAAATATGGCGTCGGCGTCAATCACAAAATATTGATTGTTTTTGGTTATATCTTGGAATAATTTTGTAAACATAATTTTTAACCACGGAGGTCTTCTATGCTTACATAACGACAAATCTAGGTCTAATACATAATCGTCATTATAATTTCTTACGCCATCCATTAGTATTGGCGATGGCGACACAACATATATGTTCTCTGGTTGTGGTATTAAATATTTTTTAGCAGAGGAAATACTATAGGGGACTTTTGAGTAGTCCTTGGGGGCGGCTGGTATAAATAGGTCGTATGTTGTCGTCATATTTTAAACTCGCAAACGTGAAAATTACTACCAATAATAGTATTGGGGAATGTTCTGGGGTCACTTCCCCCCACGGGATACTCTTGCGCATACTTAAAATAATCGGTATATTCTCTCTCTTTTTTTGGATATCCTATTAGATGAACAGCGTCGTGTAATATAATATAGTCGGCTTGATCCTTTAACCTATTTATAGTTTCAACTCTGGGGGGGTACGGATGTTGGTCCACAAACACCAAATTCCACCGCTCTTTCATAGCGGGATGATTATCGAACACCCAATTCCATCCATGTTGAACATGAAAAATAGTAAACCAAATATCCTGATATGACTCAAACTGTTTGACATATTTTATATCAGTCTCGAACGATAATAACAACCCCTCATTTCCCTGCCTAGCCTTTTTATACAAAATACCAGTGCTAAATCCACCCAAACCAAACTCTAAAACTCTATTGCCAACTAGGGGAGACGCTACTACGGCATTTAATACCGCCTGATGGGAACCAAACGGATTATTATTAGCGGGAGTTATAGGTATCATGGCTCGATATACATACCTTCAATTTTGAATTCTAGGTTTTCCACTAAATTAGACCCAAGTAATGTCGGCGGTCCAGATTTATATGGTTTACTGTGTACGTTATATATTCGATAATATTTAAAGTATTTTCCCCAATCATCAACTAACTTTTCTCTTGTGTAAAAATCACAGTCATGCAGGAGAATGTATGGAACGAAGTTTTTAACATATTCAATGGCCGTTAATCTTGCCACCCAAGGTGCGTTATCCACTAGGCATACGAACCAATCCCTCGATTTAGGTAGGTCAACCATTTCTGGCGACTGAAAATGCGAAACCCATTCCTTAACAGACTCTATCTTAAAATTGGCGTCATTATCTACTAAAAATTTATTATAAAAGAATTTATCGTTTTCTAGTGATAAACAAAACCCATTCTTTTGATGGGCGATCTCATAACATAGCGGCGTACTCGAATATCCTGATCCGATTTCGATTACGAAACCATTGCTTTGTTCTAATAAGTATTTAAGTAGAGGGAAATGCGTAGAATGTGGACATTTTGGATCAAAAATAGAAGGCTGCATATTATAAACATAGCTCCTTAACTAATATTTCTTCTATATTTTCCATTTCTAAATATGATATTCTTATAAATCTTATTTGCCTATCTATACAAAATAATAATTTAATTTCGTCGTGTAGTTTTAACTTTAATAAATCGTTTGGCGAAAACATGGTTGATTTAGCAAATTTTTTTGATATTTTATGATCGGTAGCAAAGTGTTGAATTCCCTGACATTCAATCAATATGTTGTAGTCTGGCAAATAAAAATCAAACGGCAAAGCAATAATGTCTTTACACCCATCAAATCTTTTTTGACGTTCATATTTAACTTTATACTTTTCTAATGTATTCCTTGTTCGTTTTTCTAATTTGCTTTCATTGCATATTGGACAATTAGTACCATCTTGAATTCTATGAGTAATTCTTGTTCTCCACCTATGCCCAAATTCATCTACCCAGTTTACTATTAGATTACTACCAACCGTTACATCTTCTGGTCCAAAACCAATATTTCTTTCGTAATCCCATTCTATTGCTAGGTCTGGTCTTTGGGTTTGAATGTCATTAAATCCAACTAAAACCCTTCTGTTTGAACAATACGGACATCCCCATTTTTTAGTTTTTTTATAATACCCTATTAGCTTACCTGGGTGAGCAATCCATTCGTGTCCTAGTAGACACCTCCACCAATATTTTTTTATACTATACGGGAATATATCACTTGGTAATGTTGGGTAATTTTTATTGTAATTCCATATTGTTGTTATATCTGGAAATAGTGTTTCCATATCTGTTTTTCCAATATCCACTCTTTTATGTGTACAGTATGGACACTGACTACCTCTGTTGATTTGGTTAATTTTTTGTATCCAAGAATGACCATTAACACATTTAAACCACGCCTCTTGCTCTGACCCACAAGTTAATTTTGAGATATCCATGTTTGTGTTTTTATCGTTATCCCATAACGCCAACCATTCTGGGTTAATATCGCTAATAAACAATTTCTTCGTTATATTAAATTTTCTACACTGTCTCCATACTGTATCTACAGAACACCCAATCTCTGTAGCTATTACTAAAGAATCTTTGTTGTTTATAAGAATTTCTTTTGTTAAAAATTCTTTTGTTAAAATATCTACCCACATCTATTTTTTTCTAGGTTATTTAATGCGTTTGCTATTAGTCTTAATTCTTCAGCCTTAAAATTCCCATCTAGACTTACAGAATAATCTTTTCTAATATAAATATAAGCTAATCCATCGGCAATAAGTTTATTTAGTGCTTCTTCTGATTCTTTTATACTAGCCATTTCTATTCCAGTGTTAATAAAAGTTCTTGGTGACACCCACAAATTCCGCTGAAATCAATCTTGTCGTATACTATTCTTTTCCCCTGCAAAAATAACTTATTTAATTCATCGGCGGTTTTACCGTACACTTCTCCAGCCCTATTAGCCGCCGCGTTTTGAACTCTGTTAGTTGGAGTATTAACAATAACTGAGTGTTCTACACACGACATATTCGGTGGTCCCATACTCATTTTCATACTCAATTTACCTTCCATCTCATTAGGACCGACAAACTCGATAGTATTTAATACTGGTATAAATGATGTTTTAGACATAATATGTCCATCGACACTCCATTTATAGGCAAAATTACCTCTCCCAACATATCTATGATCCCATATATAGAATTGACCACTTCTTATTACCGATCTTGGAAATACACTTTTTTCACCGCTATAATTATATTGGACAGTACAGTTCCAACCTAATCGCATAGATAAACACGCTATGTTATGACTATTAAATAAATGCTCTAATTCATCGCCGTCTACGTTGAACTCTCTATATAGAATATCATCATCGGTGGCAAACGCAAAATATTCACTTGCCCACTCCAGCATATAATACACATTTCTCTTAAAATCAAACTCCTTAATCCATATAACATCTGGTCTTTCTTCCTGCAAAATCTTGTAGGCAGTCTCAAACTCTGGCGTAGAAGCCTTCCATAATACAGAGACGGTGCCGATAGAGTGTGTATTTCTAGCTATAGAGTTTAGTAATAAATCTAACTGTGCGGCTCTGTCTTTTGAAAATACTAATAGTGAAAACATTTTTGTTTTATTCTCCAATATCCCAATTAAATCTACCATTACTAGGTTTTGTCGATCTCTCTAATATTCCCACCTCTATTAAGCCAAAAGCCACGATTTCATAATGGGCGTAAGAGCACCGTTGTTTTGCATACACTAAAGCCCCAGTCACCCCTTGTTTAGTTTGCCAAACAGTCCCCTTTTCCTGCTCTACCCACTTTGGTATAGCCCCACTCTTTTTGTAATACTGACCATTTTCGGCTTCTCTAAGCATGTATACTAACATTCAACCTAATCCTGTTTTTGGAATACCCATAAATAAGAATGATTTTTTCTGGCGTGTTGTTGTGCGAATTGTACCACTGGATTAACTTTTTGCACAACTACGAATAAATCAATTACTTCAAAACCGTTGCTTGTACAGTAATCGTGAATTTCGATATGGCTCATTTTTTGTTTAGAGGATTCAATTTCATCTTTACATTTGACAAACAAAAAACCATTATATTTTAATATACGTTTTGCCTCGTTAATACCCTCGTAGTACAACTGTATTATGTCGTTGTGATAAAACCCCTTGGTTGTTTCCGCGTTTTTATAATTGTTATTAACCAGCATTCTACCTGGATTGTGGGCGTATGGTGGGTCAAATACAACTAGATCAAATGTCTCATTTTCATAGGGTAAGTTGCGAAAATCACAGGGGGAATCTGGTAGTGTTAATATATCGGAGGGGTGAAAGTCGTATTTAGATATGTCTACTAATCGCCAAAATACACCTTTGCCGTATGTCACATCCGCAATTTTAACCCCTTCTTTGATATATAAATCAACAGCGTTTTTAATTACAGTGTCATTATTAGCGACTATTGCCGTATATATATTACTCACGCCGTTCCTCATATTCTACATTTTCCTTTAATTCTTCTAACGCAAAGCAAATAATTTCGTCTGGTCTATCCCTTCGGGAATAAATTCTATTTAATTTTTTGGATGTACTAGAAGAATGAACGCCGTCTTTTAATCTTATCTTTTTTTGTACACCGTCTACATACTTCAATAATTTTAATCTGTCAAATATAATAAAGCCACCCCTAGTCTCAAACGCTATAAAGTCGGCATTACCATCATACAACCACCCCCCATCATTAGGTCTAACCCCGTGTAATTCTATCCATATCGAGTCATAATCTTTTTGTTTATCACTTCTATTACGTTTTTTAGCCGATTTAATATCATAACTTTTATTATCTACCCAAATATCTATGTGTTTATTAACGTCGTCATTAAAAGAAGAATCCCTAAATTGTAATCCAGTCTTTTTTGCAATTCGCTTAAATTTAACAACAGCATCATTACCGCTTTTCAAACACTTACCATCTCTGTCGAATTGGTTTTTTTTATACAAGATAACCTCTCTAGGCTGTATTTATAATATTTTTGTAATATTTCCGCTCCTATAAAGTCCCTATTTTCAAGATAACAACCTATCATAGTTGTACCAGAACCACTATACGGGTCGCACACTAACCCGTTTGACGGACACCACATTCTGATAACCTGACGAGCTAATAGCAGGGGAAAGGGGGCATTGTGATTATTCCCATACTCCTTACTTAATCCCCACACATTCCCCACTCCTTTACTATTATTTTCCTGCCATAAAAATGGTTGATTTTTAAAATAGTGATTTTCGCTACCAATCTTTCTCAAACAATACAGATATTCATAATGGTCGTATGTAAACTTAGTGCAATGATTATGTGTACTTTTTCTATCCCAAATTATTCGGTCGTGCTCATATAGGGTATTGGGGAACCAACTAATTGGGTCAATCAATATACCATTTTTGCGTCTTAGTTTATGATTATATATTATATTTCCGCTATCTTTAATATGGGCGGCACACCACAGCAAGAAATCCTGTTGTTGTTGCTGGTATTCATCTTCGTTGATGGAATCTGGGTAATCCTCGATTGCTCCCCAAGATTTTGAGTCGTATCCGCCAAACTTACGATTAGTAATTTTTTTAGGAGATTGACTACCTATATTATAGGGTGGGGATGTGAAAATTAAATCAAAATTTTGCCCTAAAATAACACTTTTGTAATTTCCGCAAAATAATTTAATCACAACAAATCTCTACTATTTGAGAAAGGGTGGTTTAGGAATATTGTTCAATTTGTCCATAGTTTCTTTCAATTCCCTCATATTCTTATCCATCTCGATTGTCATATAATTTAAACCAGCCATTTGCTCATTACACTTACTTAACTCTCCTGCTAAATTGTTAATTGCTTCTACTACGCCGGTCCCCACAAACAGAAAAATAACCAGAGCGGCGATTTTCAGTACATCACTCACTAACCACCTCCAAATTTTAATCCAGATATTGTGTTGTTAAGTTTTTCAATGTCTCCATGCAACGTTGCTTTTAACGACCACACATCGTCATCCAACAGCGTTAGAACATTATCTATTTTGTGAGCCTCACCGTAAATACATTCTAAGTTATAGTTTATTTGTTCCGCCTTCATCTTTAACCTAGAAACTTCTTGCCTATGAGCGTCAATCGAGTCGGAAATCCGTCCAAACTGTCGTTCTGTTTCTCCAATCGCGCACACCAAGAACACCATTCCCACAAAATAAAAGTATTTCACAATTCCACCTCCAAAAATAATATTACATTTCGTGTCCACAAAGTTTACAGAAGGTTTTATCCATTTTCTTAATTATACCTTCCTTTAATTGTTCTTTTATACAGTCATCACATAGGGCAATAAGAAGTCTAGATTCGTCAAAATCGGACCCGTAACCAACATCCATAACAACCGTCGCCCCATTGCTCCACATATCATGGCTGGCATCTAAATCTCCGTTTGTCATGCTATTTAACCACTTTCCACAACGAACGCATTGTACAGTAATCAATTTCATAATACCACCTCTTGAAGTGTTAATCTATCTTTAATATCCTCAATAGTAATATCCAAGCCTTCACTTAGGCTGGTTTCCGCTGTGAACCCAAATTCGTTAAACGCCCTATGGACATCTAAACATCGTCTTGGTTGTCCATTAGGCATATCCTTATTCCACACTATTTCTCCCGCATAACCAATCTTATACTTTATCATGTGGGCTAAATCATAGATAGAGATTTCAATACCATTTCCAAGATTTACTGGCTCTGGCTTATCGTAATACTTCATGGCTTCCACTATTCCACGAGCACAATCATCCACATAAAGGAATTCTCTAGTGGGGGAACCGTCACCCCATAATTCTACGGTTGGCGATTCATCCCTTTTTGCTTTAAGAAATTTAATGATTATGGCAGGAATTACGTGATTAGTTTCAACATTTAACGAATCACCATTTCCATACAAATTTGTCGGTATAAGTGTGATACCAGGAAATCCATACTGTAATCTATACATTTCCAACATACACATTAAAGCGCGCTTACTTTCCGCGTATCCCCAGTTCGTAAATTCTGGTCGCCCATTCCACAGATTTTCTTCAATAAACGGCGTAGGACAATCTCTGGGGTAGGCACATGTTGTACTAATCAATATAAACTTTTTTAAGTCTTTACATGATAGTCTAGCTTGTTCTATAACATTTAATCCCATAATCATATTATCGTGGAAAAAACGCCCTGGAGACATACGATTTCCGTTTATGCCGCCTACGACTGCCCCAAGATGTGCTACAATTTTTGTTTCTTGAAATGCTTTCATACATAGAGACGCATCCTCAGTAAATCTTAGATCGTATTGGCGAGAATCCAATGGTAATAGGTTAGTGTATCCATCATTGCGAAGGGTTTTACAGACAGCATGACCTAGAAATCCAGTTCCGCCAGTAATCATAATTAGATCGGATTTTTGAATTTCAACCATGAATAGACTCCTAATTATAGTACGGGACGGATTCTTTAATAATTTCGTCTAACCCAACCTTATATTCTATACCTAAACTAACAGACATTGTATTATTTGCTTCACTCCTGATAATTGGTGAAAGTCGTCTGTCTGCTATGTAGGTTAATTGATTAGCAACCTTCGGGGATTTATTTCTTAATACTTTCTGCAATATTTTTACTGCTAAATCGCCTATACTAGTTATGTTTTGCGAGTTCGCTATATTAACCACCTTACTGATAAAGCTATCGTCGTCAGCTACTTTTACTATTGCGTTTGCCACATCCGTACAATGTGTAAATGTACGGGTTTCGCTACCATCTCCATAAACAGTAAAATCCCCCGCTTTAAAATTGCGAATTAGTTGTGGAATAACGTGTGAGCTACGTAAATCGTCGTCGCCCAATCCAGCACAATTAAATAGTCTCAATATAGTATAATCCAACCCAGACATCGTGGTTAGTCTCTCACACATATATTTATATAATCCATACCAATGAGTAGGAGTTGGAATGTCGTCGATTTTATATTCTGGAGTTGAATATACATTTACTCTTTCGTATATAGCAGAGGAAGAAATGGTAATAAGACGAGGGTGAGAATTCGGCTTTCCCTCAAACACACAGCTCCCTGCCAGTATACACGCCTCGATTACCCTTTTGTGCATATCTATGTTATTAGATAAATCCCAATAAACGCTATGCCGACCATTCAGATGATTACCATATAAAAATTGAGCGCCTCCCACTATTGAGGCTAGGTCTACTACTACATTTGGTTTTCTATTTCTAACTAACCACTCAAACCCTGTATATCTTACGTCCTTATATTCATAACTAACCCCTCTAACACATCTATCTTCATTATGTCCATATTTAAACCTATTATCTATTCCAATAGTGTCCCATCCAGCATCTAAAAATGCTTGACAAACGTACTTGCCCAAGAATCCTTCCGAGCCTGTTACTACGACGGTTTTCATACTCTATTCTCCAAATCGGCGTATCTTTTCATAATGTCGCACGCAATATCGAAAATATCAGCCCCCCACTTACCAAACCCGTATTGCTGAATAGAATCCTGAATTTTACCACAGGAATCAATCCACTTTTCTTTAAGTGGTCTCAAATGTATTACCTCATCGGCTAATAACTGATTCTCAATCTTTAAGCGGGCAATTGTTTGCTCTAAATCGTATAGTGTTGGTTTATTATTCATTCGATCTCTTAAATCTCCAATATTGTGAAAATTTCGTCAACCCGATTTTCGTATGTGTGATGCTCTAAAGTATACTTATGTAATTCTCCTGCCAATTTAATCCTTTCCTCATCGTGTACTAAATAATAATCGATCATGTCTTTATATTCTTCGGGAGTTTTTGCGGCAGGGAAGTTTAGGTTGGGATAATAGTCGTCTAAGGCGGCGACGTAATCAGAAATACAGAGGGTTCCACAAGCGAGCGTATTGGGGATTCGGGAAATTACCTCATAACCCCATCTTTGTAGATGAGGTTCGCTTACATGTAATCCTAATTTTGCACTACTTAGGACTCCTCTTAATGTACTATCCGATATTGCTCCTATATATTGTGGTTGTGACCAATGTGAACTTCCAAATATTCTTATGTTGTATTTGCCTAGTGGATAACACAGTGGGAAAATATACTTACTTATAGTTCTTTGTTTATATTCCCATATAGCTGAACAAATTACAAGATCACACCTTAATTTGTCGTTCTTGGGTTCTGGGTAGAAAACCGAAGTATCGGCGGCTGGGGCTAAACCAAAAATCGTTGGCACTAACCCCCTCCACTTTCCGATTACCGCGTCATTCCACTTATCGGTATTCGGGTTAAAGTTGAATATACAGATACGGTCTTTATTGACAATACTATCGACCGCCTTTCTCTCGTTATCTGTCGCCATCAAAACTGGATATTCTTTGGTGTCGATTTCACTATCTAACGATCCATAATTCCCACACTTTAAGAATATTTTGCAGGAAGGTCTAGTGTTGAGATTTTTTATTTGAGCCCTATCAAGATTATAGCCTTGTCCTAAATAAACGTCTGGGTTAAACTCATTAAAGATGTCAAAACAAGACTTTTGTTCTGGACACCAAAACGCTACTGTATTACCACGTTTTTGCAGTTCAGCCGCTATTCCAGAATAAATATAATGGCTCGCGTTGGTTTCATGTCGGATGAGGACTTTCAAGGTATATCCTTTTTAGATCGAATTTCACTTATTTCTATATCTGGCGACTCAAATATTGTTAATTTTCCACCATTATCTATGACGTAATTCAGGCTTTCATGTCCATACCATCCCCGTTTTTTGTTATCGAGAGCGGTTTCTTCAAACAAATCTAACTCTAATCCAGTTAAATAAGCAATTTGCGCCCACTTTGGCTCCACCCCATAGGCGAAATTAGTCACCACCCCCTTATTTAATACTACCCCCACCTTTTCCTTGCTAATTTGTTGTCTAGTGTCTATAACGACTTTAGAGCCGCCAGCGTGAATATTAGTAATAGTGGGCGAATTAAACACTAAGTCACCGTACACCACCACTATTTTTCTTAACGTGGTCGCCTGTACTCCCAACCCAATACTATATAGTACATTAGTCTTATCATATAATGAATTATAAATTAGTCGTATTGGATACTTTTTCTTATATTCGTTAAATTTATAGTTCTCAAAACCTACCACATACAAAATTTCCGAATTGGGGTACACCCTTAATATAGTTAATAGTTGGTGTTCTAATATTGTTAAACCACCATCTAACCTAATAAGGGACTTTGGACCCACAGCTTTGAGTCTATATCCAATACCAGCCGATGGAATAACGAACGCGACATGTTCATCTATAACCTTCTGTTTTCTTGTGCTAGTTATATTGCGTTTAGCTAAACTGGTCATTGGGCGATACACACGCTATACATAATGAATATAGATTTGTAGGTCGTATTTTTGCGCCGTCTCTATCATGTTGGCGGTTCCTACACTTTCTCCATCCCAAACCGCTATTAAGGCATCGGCAACTTTAGCCATTTCTTCATTGCGGGTAATACCAGCTTTAGCATTGTATTTTTTCCCATATTTGTTAGTCTTAATAACCGCACCTTTCACACCCACGTCATCCCATCTAGCTAGTTTCTCCACAATCGGTATTTCATTTTCTTCTGCCCATATTTCACCTATTTTATCTACACCATTTGCTCCACCTGATATAACAGTGGTAATGTCAAAGCCGCTATCTGAGATAGCCCTTTTAACTGTATTATAATTGTTGATCGTGCGGGAACCAGCGATTATGACTCTCATTTGGCGATACCAACCTTTATTCAGATAAATAAAACAAACTCATAATTCCGCACCCCCTACCGAATACAACTAAAGCTAACGGCTGAGGCAGTCCATGTTTACATCCCTTAAATTAATGTCTGCCTCTTTGTTGTAAATATTGTCCTATTCTAGCCCAATTCTTTTGCCATACTTCCTGATTAACAATATTACTCGCGTTAACACCAGTCACAGAATATACGTGTAAACATTCTGGTATATTAACCGCTATAAATTTTTCGCATATCCTTAAATATAGATTCCAATCTTCAGCAGTGCGATAAGTTTTGTCATATAACCCACATCGCTCGAATGCCAACCTAGAGATCATTGCAGTATTCGAGATAATACACTCCTGGCATAATCTGCGGTCATCATATGCTTCACGAAACTCTTCGATATCTACGCCAGTTATCTCACTATGAATAATTGCGTTTGTATATACTATACCTATTTCATTTGGGTATTCCAAGAATTTAGCTACTGACTTGCTAATTTTTGTGGGTAGATAATAGTCGTCTGCATCCATCATCGAAAAAAGATGTGCTGTTTTCCACGCAAACTCAATAGCAGAATTGCGAGCCGCTGACGGTCCTAGTGCCAAGTCGTGTTTTAGCAGGAAAACTCTAGTATTAGAGACGTCTCCACTTATTATAACGCCCCCTTCATTACTTTTCTCCTGCCTATTTTCCAATAAACTATATACTACAGAATATGAATTATCAGTAGAGCCGTCGTCTATAACCACAATAAATTTAGCTGGATAATCTTGTTCGGCGGCACTACGAATTGCCCGTTCGATAAAATTTTCGTGATTGTGCAATGGCACTATAACCGCAACCACTGGTAATTGTTTTTCGCTCACAGATTAGCCCCCTCTACAACAAACTTTTTACTCTCCTCATCTCCTTCTATCGTATCAGTCACCTTCTGCAAAAAGGGTTTTTCTCGGCTACCACCTATTAGTTCGTGCAAAGCCTTTCTTAAAAAGAGACCGTTTTCTCCATCTACGGGTTTAACCACTAAAATGTCTTTCAAATTGTCATTTATAATTGAGTCTATTTTCGCTAGGTAGTGAGGCGGAAGAACATACCCCGCATTAACCACCACTATATTTTGGGTTCTACACTTTTTCACGGCAATATCCACACACCTATTACGATCTACCATTTTAGGGTAGCCCCCCTCGCTGGCGTCTATTTCCAAGGGAAATTCCATGTAATAGGGTATGGGTTTATTGCCGTTTTCTGACGGTCTGCCAATGAAATAGTTGCGGTATTCATGTGGTTTAATTTTGCAGGGTGGATGATGAACAAATATTAAGCTGGTTGGGTGTAAAGTTTGCCAATATAGTGAGTTTACCGTTTGAACTATATCGGAAAAACTAGCCGTTTTGCTCACATAAACCACAACTTCTATAGATAATGTGATTTCCCGCCTGATAATCGCCCATATCTCCCTCACTGACTTTCCCTGCCCATTCTTTTCCAACCATCTCTTACCTCGCCCAAACATACATATACCGTCAATGACGTAAAATTCGTTCTTATTTTCGTCGTTGTCGTAAGCCTCAACAATGCTGATGCCAGCGTCCTTAAACTTATCTAGCATGGACATTTGGCAGGAGGTTTGTGTATTATTTTCATACAGTGCCCATACACAACTTTTGCACGAAGTTTGCCTTTTCATATTATTCTCTCTAAGAGCACATTCCTGAAAAATCTATTTCCACACCACACCTAATACAGTGTTCAACTATACCAATTCTTCCAGCTAGTGGAGCAAGCGTATTTTCTTCATATTTATTTGGCACTCCATTTATCCACCCCTTACAATATTGGCAATAATAGTAATACACTATCTTGTTGTTTTCCTTAAAGTACGCCTTTGTCTTATCAGAACTTACCCAATCCGCTTTTTTGGGTAGTTCTTCTAAAACTTTTGGGGGATCAATACAAACTTGCTTATATGGCATTATGCTACCCTCTCAAATTCTACTGTTCCTTTACCATCGTTTATTCGCTTTTTTATAATCCGCATATTATGGGTTTCTACTACATGCTTGCATAGGTCAACAACCGTAATAGAAGACCGTTTAATCAAATATGGCTTTTCCTGTGAGCCGTGAATGCGGTTATTAAATTCCTCAAGTGAGACGCGATAATTTGCGAAATCTTTGGCGGTCAAGGTAGCATCCATAAATGAAATCACCAGTTTTCCACCTATTTTTAGTTTTGACACCCAATTAGATAGGGTGGTAGGAACATTAGGGGTGGGTACATACTCTAGGACATTATCTGCAATTATTTCTGTAGCTTCGCCGTTATCTACAAATTCGTCCAAATTTTGAACGCTACCAATAGTGAGTGATTCCGACGCCTCTCCAAACGGACTAATATTAAGGTAGTTATCAAGTGGAAAACCCGCTACGCCATACATAAGGTTAATTTTCATCTTAGATACTCCAATGCGTCTTCTACTTCCTCTATAGAAGTTTGTAATTCATCATGTATTTCTAGTAGTGCTTCTTCGTCATTTTCGTTCACATCTATTATGTATTGATTTATGTATAATTTCATATTTTAAACCCCTAAAATGGTATATTAAAGTGGTGTCTGATTAGTTTACACACAACTAACGCATCGTCTATTGCATTATGGGCTACTTCTCCTGCAATTCCCGTTCTTTCCATACAAACCTTAGTCGATGGCGGTCCATCCTTATCAACGGCTGGATTATAATAGAACATTGCTGGGTCGATTGATCTGTGGTTAAATGTAATATACTCACTAAATTTTGGTAATTTAAGCAAAAATGGTCTGTCGAATGAGGCGAAATTTTTACCAGCGGCTAAGATATGGTTTCATACTAATAGTCCGCAAATTCCACTAATAATCAGGATCATCAACTTGGTCTACGCCTAACATTTCTATAATCTCTTCCACTAACAATAAACCATCTTCCGCCGCCTCTCCCTCATCAATATCTTCGATAACTTTGGTGAACGGGAATATACCACTAAACACCTTTAGATTATCTCCGTTAGCATAAAACTCCAGAATTTCTTTCAATTGGGCTAGTTTTTCGGCTACGCTCATATTATATTCCTTGTAATTAGTAATGTAGTAATAGTCATATACAAAACTTCCCATTAGGAAACCGCCCTCCTAAATAAGCTATTCCAGTCATTAACAAATCGTTCTAGCGTAAATTTCTCCAATATGGTCTTTCTAGCATTCTCCCCTAATTCCCTTGCCATATCCTTATCTTGTAATAACTGTTGACAATAAGAGCGTAATTCGTCTGGATTATTTGATAGTAGAGCATCATGTTTGTGCGTAAAAATATTTGGGATTGCACAATTTAGGCTGGACACTATGGGGCATCCACAAGAGGCTGACTCTAAAAGAACCATTGGAATTGGCGAAATTAACGACGTATTCAGAAAGACGCCGCATTGTCTATAACTCATCAATAACTCGTTGTGATCTTTAGCTGGTGTGGAAAATCCAGGTGTATTCCCCAAAGCCTTAAATTTAACAAAACTATTATTAGGATAGCCAGTAATTTGACAGAACGGCTCAAACCCTACAAATGTGCCTCGTCCAATAAAATCGTTCACTACTACTAAGGCGTGGTCCTGTCTCTCTATACTTTCATCTGGTTTGAAAAATTCAGTGTCGATACCGTGATATATTACCACCGATTCTTCCTGCTTATAACCCCACGCTCTCCTATTATAATCCGTAATAAATACGTTGTAATCCGCTTTGGCTAGTTTATATTGGCGGAAGTTTGATGGTTTGTATGTCGGAGGAGGCAGGAAGTGAGTTAGGGAAATTAGGGGGATTTGTAATTGGGTGGAAATTTGTTTTGCAATATTATATTGACACCCCTTATTTTGTTCCAAAACCAAGTCGTAGTCTACATAATCCAATAACTGTTTACCCTTGAGGGTTGGGTTCAAGAGAATGGTTCCGTTTGGAACTGGTCTATATGTACTATCCCATTCCTTGACTCCTTGGTCTGGGGCTCTAAAAAGATAAAACCGAGAGTTTGTATAAGCTAGGTTATTTTGGTAAGCCTCGTGAGTACAAAAACTTATTATATTGAGTGGGGCATCGTCTTTACGGGTAGCCCCTCTAATTATTGTTTGTAGTGAATTAGCCATTATGCTGATTTATAATATTCTTGTGATAGTACAAATTTTGTTTTTTGTAGAACAAATTCTTCTTTTTCTAAAAGTTTTTCCCAATCAAAAGGGGGCGTAGCGGCTATCATTGTTATATTGGCATTAAAACCATTATATATTCTAACTAAGCCACACAAGTATCTTACAATAATATCTGTCACCACTGGGAATAGCGGATATTCTGGATACTCGCCCTTGTTGCCATACTCCCAACGAAGAGGGGGTGGAATAACATCTACGCTTTTTATTCTACAAGATTTGTCTGCACAAATTTTAAGGTGGTCTGTCATAACTTCACAATCTTTTGTACATAAGAATTAGTGACCAACTCCCATAATGTTATCCACTCTGGTTCCGCCCCGCCCTTTTCGCACCAAGGCTGCGGTATGTGTATCAAACCAGCCATGTCCCAAGAATCTTCATAACTAGGAATTGCCGTTATATATCCGTAATCTTCCATACCTTCATAACTTCCCTGCCAAATTATCTTTACTCTATCCCCATAACACAAGTATTCTTCTGGCAGTTTTGACCATTCTGGCTTTTTATCTTCTGGATCATCCAACATCCCGCACTGGACTTCTAAATAAAATTGAACTCGGGCTAATTGGTCGAATCCCCAAGGGTTTAAGCCTTGTGACAATTCTTTTTTAATATGGTCTAGTTCTTCTTGCGTATAATTTTTCATGGTTGTAACACCCATACGGCCAAAAACTTCGATGTGTAGGTTTCCTCAATCCACCCTTGCGGTTCGCCCAACCCGAACGGCAACAGTCTTAAATCCATCTTAGAGTGTTTCATTACTGGGGTATATGGTCTATCATAGTTATTTATATCATCATTAGTAAAGGTTGTAGATATTAACCATTTAGCGGTTTGTCTAAAGTTTTTTAATGCCGAAATAATCATACTATTTGGTAAGTGCTGAAAAACATCTCGACATAAAATAACATTACACGGCCTCATTAACTCAGTGCAAAAATCCAATTTAATTATATTGGGCAATCTTGGGTGATAATCATAACCCAAATAGTCTACATATTTATCGTATTTATCTACTAATTCCTTTATCCAATGGCAATCTCCCGCTCCAGCATCATTTATAACTAATACTTCTCCACATTCTTCATATATACTAAATAATTTATCTAATTTAGCCACTATATTACGAGTGTGTTCTTTAGTAGAGCCATATCCGCAAGCCGTTCCGTCCGAAATGCCACTTTCCCAGCCTTCGGAAAAAATATTCAACAAATTATCACACATTTATGTATACCGCTGGTTTGTGTAGTTTTTCTGCTATTTTTACTTCCGCCTTTACCCCAACCGATTCTCGCCAACCATCTAATTGTAATACCCATAATTCGTCGCACCATTCGATAAATGTTTCGTCAAATTGTTGCCAATAATCAAATCCTCTTGGGAGCGAACACCTAACCGCTACTGGATGGCAAGAAGTAACTGGGGAATAAACTATATAGCCCCAGTTTATAATTTGTCCAGCCTTGCGGGTTACGGCTTCAAATCTAGCCTCCATTACGGCTGGGTCTGAATCAGAATAAGGGGTAGCTAAATATATCTTTTTCATATTCTACACCGTTAGTATATCCTTGATTTTCTGTCCAATCTTCTCATAACTATAATCATGTGCTAAATCTACGCCATTATTGGATAGCTGCTCTCTGTATTCAGGTTTTTCATATATACTACGCATATGCCGTCGTAATTCAACCACTGAAATCTCCTGCCATTTTTCATTTCCGCAGTAAAGATTATCAAAGGTGTCTACCATACCAAATACGGGCACTTCGTGGGATGGTACTACAATTCCGCCAGTTATTGGGGTTTGGTCTGGATCATCATCTATTTTCTCCACCCAGTCGCACATTCCAGTTTTGGAGGTAATGAGTGGAGTCTTACCCATTGCCATTGCGTCAAACGAGGGTTGACCCCATGCTTCCCCGAATGATGGCTGTACATAACAATCACAAGTATGGTGTAATCTCATAATTTCCAATTCTGTCATGTTCGCGGTAATGATTACATCTTTATGATAGTTTTCTAGATTGGAATAAATTTTTAATCCAGACTTCACCCTCATACACATTTCCTGCACATTTTTTGCACAGTCCTGTGGCGACATTCCGGGCATATTAACCTTTAAACACAATACTACATTCTCGTGCGGGTGAAATTCTGAATGGAAAGCCTTTAGTAAAGCAGGAAGGTTTTTACGAGTGTTGGCCTCACCTATATAATAAAAGACAAATTTGTCGTTTGACTCTGGTATGTTTAACCGCTCATATTGTTGGTGGTACTTATTTATGTCGCAAGGAATGGGAATTATGTGTGTTGGTACATTTACATTACTATTGCGGGCGGCGAACACGTTTTGCTCACAACACACCCAAACCTCGTCCATTAAGTTGATATGTTCTGCCCACGGTGAATTTCTGAAATGGCTAGTTTCCCAAAAGAAGATGCCAACATTTTTGGAGAAGTGTCCACTATAATCCCATTGATGGGGCAAACAACATTGAATACACACATTACAGTCTTTATCTGACTGTTTTTCTAATTCAAGTATACGGGCTGGCACTTCACCTTGTACATTGTTAAGTTTAAGGCATCGTGGCACTACCTCAATACCAGCCGCGTCCATAGCCAATAGATAGCTCTGGGATGCGTGTGCGTAGCCCGTATTATCTCTATAGACACCAATAAATAGAACCTTCATTCCATTCCTCCACCACAATTTATACAACGAACGGTTTTCTTTTCAAAACATTCATTACAGGCCGTGAACTCATTACCACATTCACATTTAAAGGTTATTAAACCATTAAACATATATGTTTTACACATATCACACAAAAGTCCATCATCATCCCCTATCTTAATACGGTCGTTTAGTTTTATATTAAAATTACGCCGTTTGGCTAACGACCACTTTTTTGGCAGGGAAAACTCTAGGTAGTGTCCGTCATCATCTAGTTGTGGAGCCGCCTCAATGCCAAATCTATGTAGAAAAGATAGGGTTTCTTGAAAGCCGCCACAACCTTCATGTGGGCAGCAGGTATAAATTCTCTTTTTATTACTCATCTTATTTCTCCTGCGCATAAATTTCAACATAATAAGTGTATTTACCACAAGGTATAGGTCCGCTTGGGGATTCGTATTTTGGTAAAGACTCGTCTTCTTCCCACCCCTCTAATACAAAATGATGTAAATATTGGTAATTTTCTTTAACACACACCTCAAATATCTTTTCCCATATGTCTTTTTCTGTCGGAAGAGATAATAGGGTGTACCCTTTTGGGTGAATATCGCGTTCGAGTAGCACAATACTAATTTTTTTCATTTAATTAGTTCTCCATAAATTTTAGCTATAGCGATTAACATACCGTACTCAATGCCGTATTGAAATGTTGTGTTTTTGTCCCACATATCTTCGGCTATTTCGCCTATTCCAAATTTTTCCCTATACTCTTTCCTCACCGACGACATTCCGTTTTCGATTTTATCCCACACCCAGTTTTCGGCTTCCTCTTTAGTCAGCACTAGACTTCTCCTGCCTATCCCAATAATCTTGATAATACTTAATTTGTGATTCTAACTCGATTGGTTTTCCATGTAAGTGACGCCAAAATGAGTCTAAAATAATCCCACTCATATCGTCTGCGTGATAAATTCCTTTTGACTCAAACCACCGTTTAAGCGGAGAATCTTGCCACAACCCCCAATTATTTCTTAACCACATTCCCAAAGAAAAGTGCCACGAGGGCATTTCGTCCTCTGTACAATCCCTTATTTGGTTGACGGTGCTGTCGTCTAGTAGGGTTAGTAAAGCAGGGAAACACTCGGTTAAGGTAGTCGGGTTTTGGGGTTTGGTTGTGCGGAAAACTAGAGTTTTCAACTTATTAACAATTCCCATATATATCTCCTACTTATTTCTTGCGCAATTTAGCCTCGTAACCCCATTCGGTCTTTTGCCACTTTCCACGACGACGGACCCCCAACTGTAGTATTTTATTATTGAGAACATCTACTGATTTTACATAAGGAAATTCACACAACATCATTGAGTTATCGTGCTCAAAAATACGGGCTGTTTCATCAAATTTGTACCACTGAATAAGCATAAACACTCTCCTTTTTTATAGGTTTTTATCGTCAACCTTTTTCAACTGAATAAACGCTGGCTTTTCCACTTTGTCGTAATTCACCCTCATAAGTTCATATCTATTACGGCGTTCGCACAAAAATGCTAAATAATTAACTAGCTCTTTGGGTCCGAATGGTTTATAGGTGGGTATTTCGCTTGTGTGAGACATATCATCGGCACAGGGACCGCCCGCGTTATATATTGTGGCTCCATAGTTGAGATCGCGGGCTAGTTTTGTTGCAAAATACGAGTCGCCCTTTTCGGGTTCTCCCAACACATTAGCTATACACCATTGTAAGAACATTTCGATAGAGGGTAATTGTGGGACGTTAAGATTGGGTTGGTGTAAACGGGGGGGTAAACCCCATTTATTTTCCACTTTTACATTATCTAGGTATCTCATCCACGTTTCCGCCGTCTTATCCCAGTCATAGTGTTGTTTAGCAAGAAGGTGGGATTGGCGACCTTTACGCAAACGAATTTGCTCTGGGAGATGGATAAAATCTGATAGTTTAGCAATTAAGTTATTATTCGATGGATAACTTCTGGTAAATGACGTTTCTGGTTCATAGAAATATCTGTCGATGTCAATAAGCGTTCCTCCTAACCTGCTAACAACGCTTGCTGTGGCGGAATAGTTTGGACCAAAAACAGGAACTCCGCAAGATGCCGCCTCGACCATCGGGGCACCAAAGCCTTCTACTAAACTATATTGTACATAAACATCAAACAAATTATATACAGCGGCTAACTGTTCGGTTGTCGCTCCCTTCTGCGTGTCTGCCATTCCTAACGCAAATTTACCACATCTTGGACAATACGCACGACAATCTCTCCAGAGTGTCGGTTGAAAATATCCACAATGTTTACATATATAAGTAAAGTATATCTTATTTCCGACCCCACTTTCTCTTATTAACTGTGGAATATTAAAGCAGGAAAGGTCTGGATATGAAGTGTGTAAGTATAAATATAAATTATTGGCTATATCCTTATTTTTATCAACTAATACAGCAAAACTTTGTATAAGGTCAGGGAAGAGTTTCCTCTTCTGGTTCCTCATTGTCGTGCCAATTACAATACTGGTGGGGTCTAGTCCAAGTATCTGTTTATGCTCCCTCTTATTTAACACTGGCTTAAAAAGTTCGTTTGCGCCCATAGGAGCAATATCAAACACTTTACAGGTTCCTCCGCTCTCATTTTCTATAACCTCCCTGCCAAAATTCTCATAAGCCAGCAAACCATCAGCTTGTATATATTGAGCTAACATATGCTCAGATTGGTGTACGGAATCCAGTGTGGGCATCATAACTTGATGGAAAAGACGACGGTAGGGTGAAAGACCCTGATATGAATTCATCCACGGATCAGTTACAGAAATAACTACATCTGCCCTACAGTCTAACGCCACCTCATTAAACCTCCATTCTCCGAATTGATTTATTGGATTACTTTTATATGTTTGTTCTTCTTGCTCGTTTGGTGGTAAAAAATATCTTGGTGGTAAATTGCCGTAAACAGTCCACGGTACATCAAATTGTTTAGGGTCGCCTGGCTCGCCGTAACATGCTAGTTCATTTAGGTGAAACTTGTTTGTTTGATATAATCTGGATAATAATTCTCTCGCGTAGACCGAGTAGCCCGTGTTCAATAACGAGAATTCGCCCACCCAAAGTATATTTAATTTATCGCCCATAATAATAGATTTATCTATAACTAATCTCTTGTAACAAGATTTTGTTCACTGGGAAAACTAAATTCTTCTACTCTGAAAGTCACCTTATTAACATTACTGCCGTCGTATGCTTCAATGGGGGTACTTCTGGCGGACGCATGGACTATAATAGCGTCACCAGCCCTAAAGTTTTTACATATTACCTCGGCCCCACTATCCCAAGCCTCAAAGTCTAGATATACAACGTTTTTACCAATTTCACCATTATTTTTGCGAAACCGCCTGTTTATTGCCAACGTGAAGTTCACCACTGAGGTTTCCCTATCATTATCGTTGACGATCTTCTCTACTTCTGGGTCCAGTGTAAAACGACCAATAAAATGACATTTGTTCATTATCAAGCCTCCCAAGTTATAATAAATAAATAATGCCAAACTCTACGATATGAACTAGACGAACAATTCTTTTATTATGTTGTACCCCTCTACAATTTTACGCTTCTTAGCAGTTTTATAGTTAGCTCTAGTAAAACCATCCCGTACACATTCTGTTATTAACCAAACCAGAGAGGCTTCCTTAGTTAATTCTTCATCGGTTAAATCAATAAGAATAGAGTCCATAAAACGCCCCTCACACACTTCATCATCGTCAACATTAAAAGATATGGCGTCGGGGTCATACATCATTAGGGTAGCACGGCGGAATATGGCAGAGAGAATAAATGGGCGGATTGCGTACTTTGGGTATTCCACTCCATTTAACTTGCCGTCCTCAATTACATATTCATAAAATTCATCGTCCATATCCAAGCTAACTGGAAAAACAACTATACAACCGTGATCGGTAATCTCTGCTATAATACAATAGTCATTTTCTTTAAGAAATTCCCGCACTAATAATAGTTCGTCCATTGGCACTTCCAATATATCAGTATTATTCACCACAATCTACCAGTATTATAGCGTTTGCGGACGGTATAGTCAATGTGGATTTTGCGGAAAACCCCCCGTTGGGCTAGATTTCCCAGCATTTTTCCAGAATAAACCCCCCCTTCCGCCCCCTATTTCCCTGCATTTTCAATGAATTGCCAACATAGATGATGGCCCCAAATTCTCGCCAGGCATCGGGAAAACAGACACATCCCTCTAATTGACCGCTTTTGTCGGAAACCGTGTAGATCGCCATGTCCTCCCCTGGATTATCCCCATTCTTTGTCTTAATTTTTTTAACATTTTCCACTTCAACCGCCATTACAACGTACTCTTTCCCGCCGCCGTCGTTGAACTCGGCACAACTAAAGTTACTCTCGGGGGCACCAACGTCCGATCTACGAAAACTTAACGACACTCCTAAATATTTCTCTTCTAACCATGCTAGTTTATCAGGAGTATCTTGCAAGGAATGTTCAGGGTGGGCTAACTGCTGAATAAATCCAGTTAATTTGCTAGACCTAGATTGTCCGTTGCACCCACCGCCATTTTTCTTAGTGGGGGAACAAAATAAAAGGGCATTTGACAAATCGGTATATTGTCTGCCCTCTTTAATGTATTGTTTCTCTTTTTTAGTCAGCAAATTCCAAGTGTCATATTCGTAGAGCATTTGTTGACGTTGTACGCCAAGGTAGTCAAGAGCGCCCGCACTAATTAGGGCTTTATTTGTGTCACTGGCTATATTGTCGGAAAAGTGTATTAAATAATTTGTCCACGACCAGTTGCACACTTCCTGCTCTAATTTATTTTCTATTTCGGTTATTGATTGTAAAATACTATTTAGGGCGGAAACGCCCACGAATTTTATATCAGATAGCCCAAAATATACTTTGTCGTTCTTAATATAGGCTAGTACCTGTTTGTGGCGTAAATCTGGTAATTTAACCTCGATTCCCGATTGTTTAGCGTCCGCATATAAAGCCTTTACTTCTTCGTGCTTGTCGATTTTACCAGCGGAACCTTGGAGGTATGCGCAATAGAATTGCAAGGGGTAATGTGTTTTACAATATGCTGTATGATATGTGGTTATTGAATATGATATACTATGTGATTGGTTGAACGAATATTTTTGAGACTCTTGTATCCATCCAAATATTTCTTCTGCTATTTCTTTATTAACTTTATTAACACGCAAACAACCTTCAATAAATTTATCCTTTAATTCAGCCATTAATTTAGGCAGCTTTTTTCCAATACTTTTTCTAAGCAATTCTCCGTCCTCTAATGTAAACCCAGCAATATCTCTAGCTATTTGTAAAGCACCCTCTTGATATATCAATTGACCATAAGTATCTTTTAATATTGGTTCAAGAGACTTATCTATATACGTTGTTTCTTCCCTATTATTCTTGCGGTCACAAAACCTTTGAGTCATACTTTTGGTGTAGGCTGTCGTTACTTTTTTAGTAATTTTTTCTCGTCTGCCACTATCTTCCAATAAAGAATTTTCATCATCAAATGTTTTTCTATCAAAAATATAATTATTACCATTGCGTTTTACTATGTCTTTACAGACAGCCATTTCTACTAAATCTCTATCATTATTTATATCTTTTCCTTGAAAATCTGTTGATAAAGCCTTTAATGCACCAGGGCGTAAGATGGCGATTAAAGCGCCTAAATCACTTATGCTAGTTGGTAACAATTGTTTTGACCAGTGGCGACCTAATGGCGACTCTAACTGAAAAATTCCATATGTTCTACCTTCACCTAACAGTTTGTAGGTATCTGTATCATCTAATGGAATATTTTCAATACAAAATTTACTCATTGACAACCTCGTTTGATTTAGGCTTCAACATATCCTTCATATAATTCATACTTGGTAATTTAAGCCTACTTCTGCGTAAATACTCAATTATAATGTCAGCGCAGTATTCACAATCTACTAAAGCGTCGTGGGCTTTTTCTAATCGCCGTTCTTCCACCCCCAAATGTTTGGCGATGGTCGTCAATCGCAAATTCTCCACTGCATTAGAATGCTCGAACCACAACCATACCAAATCCATAACGTCTATTTTATACACTTGATTAAACAATTTTTGGTCTTCATTTTTTAAATCCCAAGGTCCATATAGTTTACAATAACGTCGCAAAATTGTCATATCGAAATTTATTGTATTAAATCCACACTGAATAGGGGCATTATATGGAGATGGAGCCCCCTTACTCTTATTGTATTTATTTACCCACGCTGAAAACTTTGCCCAAATAACCTCTGGATAAAAGGCTTCACTCAATCCATCCAGCATTTCCCTGCTTATACCATTTACTTTTAGAGCGTCATCCTCTACAGTGTCCATATTATGAGGTTTAACAAATGATGTAAAACTAGACAGTCTGGTTAGTGTTCGCTCACAAACCATAATTGCCCCAATTTGTAATATTTCGCAGGTATGTGGGTTTCTTCCACCTGTCTCGAAATCAAAAACGCAAAATGTATTATAATTCATTAACCAACCTTTCTATAGACCTAAGTTTATTAAGGGCGTTAACACCAAGGATATCTAGCTTTATTAAACCTCTTTTTTCAATATCTGACATTTCTAGTCCAGCTATTAGTTCATTACCATCCTTGTCTCTAATCATTGGAACTAGTTCAGATAGTGGATGATCTGAAATAACAACTCCACCAGCATGTTTCCCTTGAGATCGTTTAGTCCCCTCTAAAGATACTGCGACTTGGAATTTTTTAGCTAATGGACCTTGTAAATTACCATCATCGTCTTTATAGCACCACTCACTTAACTCTTTTGGATAAGTATCTAAACAGTAATCAATAATACTAGCTTCGCCGTCGCCGCCGCTTTCTTTGTCTGCCTCCCTCATTTCCAAAAGTTTTTCTGATATACTGCCCTCATCGCTAATAAATTCCGTAATTCTCCCCATCTCCTCGAACGAACAAGCCTCAAATGATCTTAGGACATCTTTTAATACCGATCTACCTTGCATCCTACCATATGTCGCAATATTGCTTACTTTATCCCTACCATATCTATATCTAATATATTGTATTACTTTATCCCGACCATGCTCTCCAGTCATGTAGTCTGAGTCGATGTCCGGCATCGCCCCCTTACGAGCTTTATTGTAGAACCTCTCAAACAATAAATTATATTCTAACGGACAAAGTTTTGTAATTCCACACAAATAAGCTATTAGACTTCCTGCTGATGATCCTCTAGCTGGACCAACAAGTTGTCCATCATTAATAGCATATTGTACAATATCTCTAACTGTTAGAAAGTAGTCACTTAAACCAGCCTCCTTAATTACTTCTAATTCATGCCTAAACCTATTTCCGTAATCCTCCTTAGTTAATCCCTTCTTTTCCATTACCTTTTTAATTAGTGGTAATTTATCCTTGTAACCTTGCCTACATAACTCGGTTAAATATTCTTCGGGAGAAATGCCGTTCGGTGTGGGAAATTTAGCAGGAGAAGGGGGGCGAGTTAAGTCGTACCGCTCACAGGCGTCCGCTATCCTTAATGTGTTTTCTAGTTCCCCCTCTGTATTTCCAGCCGCCACCATTTCGCTATATTCTGGAATGTGGTAAGAGTCGGTGCGAAAAAAAGCCCCCATTCCCACATCTTCGCCCCGCACCATCTTATTTTGGACTTCCCGTAGGGTGGTGTGCATGTTGGTGCATAATAGTACACGCTGGTTAACGGCGTCTTTTCTATAACAATAATGGGAATCTGGGGTCGCCACACATGGAATGCCAACCTTGCGGGAAACCTCTCTCAATACTTCTACCCCTACTTTCCCTGCTATATTACACTCGTCGATAAGTTGGATTTCAATGTAGAAATTGCCAACGCCGAAAATGTCCTGTAGTTCTAACGCTAATTTTGATGTGCGAGCAACCGCATCTGGTGATACCAACTTTTTGATTGAACTTTCCAGGCTAGCATTGTAAACGGCAGGAAGATTATCAAATATGGAATTAAATAGGTGGGAGCCAGCGTGTCCCGAAAACGCTATCCAGTTTCCCCTACAATACGCTCTCAGTAAATTTAGATCAACCCTTGGCTTATAGTAGAAATTTTCTGGTAAGTTAGATGCTGAAGTAAGTTTACATAGGTCTATATATCCATCGTAATTTTTGGCTAACACAACCAGATGGGCGAAATCCCTATTGTCTTTGTTACTAACATTATTACAACAATATGCCTCCACACCAATTATGGGTTTAATATCTTTGAATATAGTATTAAACTGAACGCTGCCACAGATGGTGCCGTGGTCGGTTATCGCACAAGCTGAAGCTCCAATTTCTTGGCATCGCTTGTAGATTTGTTTGGGTTTGGCGATAGAATCTAGCAAACTAAAATCACTATGAGCATGCAAAATAGCTATTTGTTTCATTATTATATTAACACTATTTATTTATTGTATTCGGCTACCATTTTACATAATTCTAAATACCTATATTCCGAAAAATCTCTTTTACTCACATTAATATATCTGTAAACCCACTGTAAATTATTTTCCACGTATCCATTTTTACTATCAATTCTATCCAATGAAGCCGTAAATAGTCTACTACGATACATTGTACCACTAATTGGTAGCGTAATACATATACCAGTATACGCACACGCTCCACCTTGTTGTTTGTATAAGGATATTAAATAGTCCGTGTTAATAGAGTATTCTAAATCTCGCTTTTTGGCGTTATGCTTAATACTTTTAATAAACGACTTGTGTATGTATATATTGTCTGGTATATTATATCGTGTTTTTATTGGATTTGTTACTAATGCACACATACCAATAAATTTGTCTTGTTGTAAATTGAATTTTATTTTGTTAATATCTTTGTGGACCCATTGAATATTAGACTCCATATAACTATAGTCACTATTTATTCTATCGAGAGAGGCTGTGTTATCAGCAAAACCTATTTCTAATCCAGAAATGGCGCATGTTTTGTTTTGCGACAAATATAATTCCCAGCAATCTTCAATTTTAATATCAAAATTTATGTTTCTATTTTTAGCACAAAATTTAATACCTGACCATTGATCCCCAGAAATTTCGCCATACCCCTTCCATTTATGGTGTTGTTCCCCCTTTTTGTGACGATTACATCCACACGATTTAATAGTTCCATTTTTTAATTGTGATGTGGATACTTTTGTCAAATTCCCGCAATCGCACCTGCAAAGCCAAACGAATGTCCCATTTTTTGTTTTACCAACTACTTCAATTGTAACCAAATTATTAAACCGTTGATTTGGTCCAATCTGCCCGGTTCTATCTTGTTGTTTGATGCCGTATATTTTTAAATAAGTATAAATTATGTGCGCATCAACATCCATTTCTTTAGCTATGTCGTGTGGACTCCTACAATTTGTAATATATTCTTTGTGCAAATATTCTTTTGTTATTTTGTCACAGTGCTTGCAATATTGTTTACAATGTGTCTTTTTTAGCTTGAATTTTTTTACAAATTTTAGCACGATGCCGGCAGAGCATCCTATATTTAACCCAACGGTTTTAGCTGCTAGATTTTTATTGATATATTCTTCTTCCAAAAACTCCTTTGTTAATATATCGTCGTATTTTGATTTACCCATCACCAAGCCACTCGGAAAATGTTATTGTAATAGCTAGTGCGCATAACTGTCGTTTGTCCTGTAAACCGCCACCCTTATTCCAACAACCTCCACGCCGAAACCAATCTGGGGGAAATTTTCCGTTATCGTTTGCAGTACGGTAAGTAGATTTTCTGATTCCACCGGATTTTCAACATTTGGTAATTCGATTGTCTTTACTGGAGATTGCAGTGTAAAATAAATGTCGTACTTCATACTAACCGCCTTTTGCCTATTAGACAACACCTATGTTTCAACAATCTTTTAATAGTATTTTTCCTGCCATCCAATTTAGCTCTACACCTATCCAACTCTCTAATCGTCTCAGGCTTATCTTGTGGATATAAACAACGATCTTTTCCACAACACCCCTCTTCGCCGCACGACCCACACATTGGACAATATATGGGGTTTAGTGTTAGATTAAGTTCTCTAATTTTCTTTTCTAGTCTTTTTATTATATCTTTAAGAACGCTGATTTCCCCATCTTGATAGTCGATAATGTAGTCTTTACCAAACATTATGTTACCACCTCCTTAGCTAGCGTTGGGTTATAGTAAGTTCTCCACTACTGGTAATACATAATTCCCTAAAATTACTATTATTAACATAAATACTAATACAAAAATCGTAACTGGAGCACCCAGCCATAAAATTGTGCATAACCCCTTGGCATCTTCAAATTCTGGCTCAATATGCGCGATTAACTTATATAACAAATAGTATAAACCAGATCATAATTCCACACCCACCACAATCTTCATGCTTAACAGCAATGACCGCTTCTGGTTGTTGTTGCTGTTCAGTCATACAAATACCCTATTATTTCCTGCATTGACTTTCGCGCTAACATCCATAGTGAGCGTAACTTTTCGTCCTCAATTTTAGAGGCTGGCACTAATGTATATATGCAAAAACCCAACCCCTCAAATTCTACATACCGACACACTTCCTCTTTGGAAAGCTGTCTGTCTCGTGGGATTGGTTCTGGCTCGAATGGTTCGGGCATCCCTTTAGGACGTTCCCAGGTCGAAGACCCAACACCTATCACTATTTTGTCGGGTTTTGGAGGCTTGCCCCCACCTACTTCTCTATCTGGTTTCGGCGGTTTTCTGCCCCCTACTATCTTACCAGAATTTATCGTCTTGTCATTACATATAATTTGTAATTCAAATGGTGGAGGTGGTGGTGGTGGTGGTGGCTTAACCGTTCCCTCTGGCGGATATCCTATATGACCAGCTACGCCCTTATCTCCAGTGGGAAGTGGTATATGGAATGGTTTACCACATTCACACATTTTGGTGCGAACTCCATTTTCTTTACCACAACTTTTACATTTTTTATATGGCATTTTCTTTCTCCAACCTTTCCTTTGCTATCTCACACTACTTTCCTGGTTCTTCGTAATGATCTAGCGAATGGGAATTATCTGTGTAGCGTCTAACCACGGCGTCAATCCCAACCGTGTTTACTTCCCTATGGAAAAATTGACATTCACTCATGGATGGGTCGTATTTAGATCGGTTCTTCCCATATGAACATATGTATTTACAAAATCGACCGTTTCCGCCATCTTTCAGGCTGGGATTTTGGCAGGAAGTTATGTTGAGGAATTGCTGTTCTAATAAATGCTCAATCAACCCTATATCTTTGTCGGTAAATGCTAAAGTAAATCCGCCCCCGTGCCTAATATAATACACTGTTATTAGTATAGTTTTGTCTGGATATAATTTACTAATCGCACGAAAATACAATAATAATTGTGGGTCTTTTTGGAAATCAGCATATGTTTTTTCGGTAAAGTTTGACCAATTCATCCTTTTTTGTGAGGTCTTCCAATCTATAACTTCGATAGTTTTATCTACTTGTGTCACTAGATCAATTGTGCCTTTTAGACGTAGGTAATCTCCATTGGGTAATTTAGCCCACGGTAACTCTAGTGGCACATCAAAATACTGTTCGGCTTCAACAATAGTGCGATATCTGGGGTCAAAGTTTTTATCATTAAGGACAATCTTACACCAATTCCAAATGTCCTTTTTGTCGGTTTCCGTCCATATGTTTTCAGAGTGAGTAGAAAAGTAATCGAACGATTTATCCACTAACATATAGGTAAAATCATCGGTATAAAATGCGTCTTCACTCCATGATATAATACCTAAACTATCATCGGTAATTTCCCCACTATGTTTTTCATGCTGTAATTCTAACTTTATATTCCCTAAACACTCCAGTATCTTATGCGTACAGCTTCCTAAACTTGCTTTGTGGTTCGTGTCTTGTGGCACAGCCAATACATAGCTAAGAAAGTATTGCTGTGGACACATTTCATAACAATTATAGCTAGACGAGCGAAAATAGTTTATATCCATTATTATTTTAACTCTTTTATTATTAAGCCCCCTATCTTTTCCATCCACTTCCGCAAATTCGTAGCGTTTTGCCCAACAAATTTTTCACGATAGGCGAGGCATCTGTGATTATATTATTATCGTCAATGTTTATAAAAATAGTGAACTTATTACATGATAACCAAAACTTGCGCACTATTAAAACCTATATCTAAACTCGGCTTTCCAGTATATAAAAACCTTTTTACTTGTTGCTAATTTATCAAAACACTCTGGACACAATATACCATTAGGTCCACCAGTCAATTCTTCCCATAATTCATCTGAAGATGTCCAAACTAACGGTTGTTTTCTACCACAAGTATGACAAAATTCTATTAATAACATGTGTTTACATGCTAATTTTTTAATAATAACCCTTAATTTATAAAATATTCTCATTTGGTAATCCATCCCCATTCTAGTAATAATTCTTCTATTTCTTTTGCTTGGGTACATATGTCCATATTAGAATTATCAAGCACAAAATCAAATCCAGTATAGTGATCTAATGCTTTTTCACTTTCATGTTCATCATCAGTAAATGGTGCCCGAGTTAATCTAATGACTTTTCCACCAGCCACCTTTACACCATCTACCTCGTTGGGAAATCGCAAATCAATAATGACGGCAAACGCGGGTTGCTCAACCATAATGCGCTTTAGTGTGGCATTTACCCAACAATCCCCATAGATTTTCCTGCATACATTTGTGCCGAAAAATTGAAGCACCTCCCTCCCCGTCATCTTACCTCTAATATGGTAATACAGATAATTATCTACATCTGTATTAACCTCTTTTAATTGTTCGTATAACTTTTTATCACAAATAACTCCAGGTATATTTTCCCAACGAACATTAGTGAGCGAGTTCTTTTGGGCATCTGTCCCCCACGCCTGTCGTTCGCTTAAATTAAACATATTCACACAAAATTCTTTGAGAGAATCGGCAAAACTATACAACTTAATCATACCCCACACTTCCTGCTCAAGAAACCCTTTGACATCAGCCCTTCTACTATCTAAGTCGAGCATTCCATATCCTTGAATATCATCGCTGTATACTAATAATTTACCTTGTTCGTCTACTTTACAGTCAAAGCCAACCCCACCGAGGGAGGCGGCCACCAAACATGATGATGCCGATGACTTACCGGCTTGTTTCCTTCCACTTAGACCAAGAATCTTAGTCATTATTTTACCTTTCAGTTAAACCTAGTTCTTTAATTAGTATTTCTTCAATGCGGTCAATTTGATCGTATTTTATCTCTATAAGTTTTATTCTTTCTTTTTTACAAAAACGCTTTTTTATTTTATCGTGTTTAATAATTTTATCCAATTTTTCTACGTTAAATATGGTGTCATTCTCACCAATTTTTCTCAAACATTCTTTTTTATAATGCTGTATGCCCTGACATTCTATAAGTGTATTTTCGTTTGGCAGCCAAAAATCAAATCGCAACCGTTTCTTGTTTTTGCAATTATCAAAACCCTTTTCTTGCATATATATTTTTAATTTAGAATATTTATGTGGTTCATAATCATTTCTATCTATTAATATATATCCACAACGTTGCAAGATATTAGACGTTTCTTTTTCTAATTTACTTGCATTACACCGTGGGCACCCGGTTGGTTTGTAGTTATTTGTTCTACTATTTACTGTTGTAATCCACCCAAATCCACACAAATGACATTCCCATATAATGTCTTTAGAGTATCCATATGTAACATCTGTTGATTTAATTGTGTTTTTATCTGACCATTCATCGGCAAGTTTAGGGTGTGTTGTAGCTAAGTCATTAAAACCAATCAATATTTTTTTATTGGAACAATATGGGCATTTCTTACCACGACTTCTAGACTGAATTGTCGCAACCCACTCGTGCATAAATTCATCCATCCACCATATTCTTGAGCAACTAAATTGTGCAAAATTCTCTGGTTTTAAATCACCATTTTTCGTTGGGTGCCATTGTAAAACTATATCATGTCTTACCGTTGGTAAATCGTTGAAGCCAATTAAAATTTTGTGTGAGTTACAATAATGACAATTACGTCCATGAGTTCTTGTATATATTGATGCTAGCCATTCATGTCCACATTTACCAAGCCACCATATTTTCTCTCTAGAGTTGCGTGTAAACATATCTGGTGATTTACCAATGTTTTTTACCGGATGAAATTCTGAAGCTATGTCCGGATGTGTTGTTTGTAAATCGTTGAACCCTTTTAAAACTTTATGATTTAAACAATATGGACAACCAATACCTTTATATCTTGCCACACTATATACAGGAGCATCCCATATATGCCCTAAGCGGCATTTACAACACATTATTTTTCTACTGCGACACGTTGTAGTATTTGGGTCTAATGTATTTCTTTCAAAATCCCAAAATGACATTATTTTATTATTTTTTATTATTTGTTCATGTTTTGTCATAGTTGTATTTATTTTTAATAGTTATAATAATTTGTTTAATTTCATTTGTGATCTCGTCTGTATTTAAGCACTCACCTATGTCTTTACCACCTTGTATTTTCTCATTCAAAAAATATAATCTAAATTGTCTTCCAAGTTTTTTCTTTATTTGCTCAGACGCAATAATTCCAGCCGCGTCATTATCTAAAAGCATAATTAAATTCAGAGCCCTACTCATTTCAATTATAGATTGTTGACAATTACTAAGATTTATACCAAGTAATGCAATACTATTATGTATTCCACACTGCTCTAGTCGTAAAACATCCCCTATTCCTTCCACGATGACAATGGTGTCCTCTCTATTAGATTTACTATAAAGTCTCTCACGGGCGAACCAATAGTTATACAAATAATTACTTTTCTCAAATCCGTCCGAACACTTCCATTTTGGTAGGCCACCATCTATCGCCCGCTCCATCCAACCGATACACCTTTTGTAATCATTATCATAACACGGCACGATAACTTTATTCAATTTCGCGGAATACCCAATATCATACTTATCTAGGATTTCCCTGCTATATCCCCGCGCTAGATAATAGGGGGCTGGAATTTCTAACTTGGAGCGTATTTGTGACCTCGCCCACCCCTTGACTTCATGTTCTGGCACCACATTTAACCTTGTATATATAGAGTCATCTTTTCGTCGTTTTAATGTTTGTTTATCTGGTAGGGGAATTTCCTGTAGGGATTTATAGCCGAGAAATTCACACAGATATAATACCGACGTATTAAATGATATATCGCCTCGACTTTTTCTTGTTAAAATACCCCTAGTTAATCCTATTATGTTATTTCCGAACTTTTTTTCACATTGCGCGGAATAGCATACATAGTTCCCGCGACGACTATTGCCTGAGTCATATAAATTCCATCCAGAATTATTATCACTATTATGAAGTGGGCAACATCCTACTATTCTTCTACCTATTCTTTTATACTCTACTCCCAACCTAATAAGCAAATCATCAATTCTATCACAACATAATTCGTTTAATTCGTTAAGTCTTTCCTGGAAGTAATCCACATTATTTAATTCCCATCCTAATTTAACTAAAAGTCAATTCCCGTTATTGTATTGTGTGTTGTCTATTCTTTGTTTTGCGGCATCAAAGTATGCTTGATCTAGTTCAACCCCTATAAACCTCCTGCCTAATTTTTTGCAAGCTACCCCACTAGTACCTCCACCCATACATGGGTCTAAAACTAAATCACCACTATTACTAGATGTACTAACTAAATACTCAAATAATTTAATTGGTTTTTCTGTAGGGTGTTGTTTATTCCTACTACTAGAAAATCTCCACACACTACTTTTACAATGCTCGTTGAATGTTGCCCCCTTGTTTTTAGCAAATATACAATTCTCGATAGATGATAACCAAATATATTGTCCATTCATTGGCGAAGGCGAAATTTTTTCCCACACGCAATGTCGAGTAGATAATCCAAATTGCGCTAGCGTTTTTCTAATCTCACTTACTTGCTCTGTTCCACAAAATATATATATAGTGCCGCTACAAACCCTGTTGCACTGTACTAAAAAATCATGTAAGTTAAATGTTAAAACGTCAGCCGCACCTTTGTCTAAATTGCGTAGCCCATTAGATTTTCTATTTACTTCGTTGTAAGGAATGTCTGTTAGGATTAAGTTAATACTTTTATCTGGTATTTTTTTCATTTGTACCAAACAGTCGCCCTGCCACAGTTTAATGTCCATATTAAATTCCAATCTCTCTTTTTAATATTTCTTCGATATTGTTAATTTCTGTATATTTTATTTCTATAAGTTTGATTCCATTTTTTACACAATATTCTCTTTTGATGTTATATTTCCTTCTAATATTAGATAATTTTTCACTGTAGTAAGTTGTTTGATTAAATTTTTTGACAAACTCATCCTCGTAATGCTGAATACCTTGACATTCAATACAACAGTTATATTTTGGAAGATAAAAATCGAATACTAATAAAGCTTGATCTTTACAATCTGAAAACTTATGTTGAAATATATATTCCGCTGATTTAGCATCTAGTAAACTATATGTAATTTTTTCCATTTTACTACAAGAACACTTTGGGCACGATCTACCATTGATCCTATTTAATACGATTGATATCCACTCATGCCCAAATTCATCTTCCCATATAACTTTCTTATTTGACCCCGCTGTTACTGTTTCTGGACCAAATTTATTTTTAGAAGACCATTCTTTGCATAATTCGGGATAAGTCGTAGTCAAGTCATTAACGCCAATGATAATTTGTTTACCAGTACAAACACCACATCTTCTGCCTTGTGTTAAACTATTCGGTGTTGTTTTATATTCGTGTCCATTTTCACAGACACATATTATAAACTTATTACTTCCATGTGTTACGTCTTCTGGTCGTAATTTGCTGTCTCTCGAAAACAATTCAGCTAAATGTGGATGTGTAGTAGATAAATCATTGAATCCAATTAAAACCTTTTGATTTGAACAATATGGGCAGTAATGCCCACTGAACACGCTTGATGGTGGACTGACCCAACGGTGTCCTAGTTCACATTTCCAATTCATCTTTAGATTACTACATTGTAATACCGTGTTTGGGTTTTTTGTATTCAATTCATTATCCCAAAACTTCATCATTTCAGTATTTTCAGCAATGGAATTGCGTCTTTTACGCATACATTATTATACCTCCACTATTTTCCCATATTTACCATATTTTTGTATACTTATTTTACCGTCACATCCATCCGAATATCTACTTTTTAATATAACAATTTGTGCATTACCACTCGTGTACGCTCCATCGCTATCTTTATCCTCTAGTGCTAATTCATCATCACTCTTCATTCTTAAAACACTAAACGACTGTACTGTATTCAGGATACGATCACTAGACGCTATAATCCCGCCATGTAATTCTTTAATACCATCCCTATTCAATTGAGTAGTACAGAATATCGGTACACTATATTTAGCAGCTAAAATATGTAATTTATCAATGTAATATCCTAGAAGTTGGTGTTCTTGAACTCCACTATCTAATTTCTCAGTATCCGTCAGGTGAAAATAATCATATATAATTAAACACTGATTAGTAATACCGTTGGTAAATCCAACCTCTTTATAAATCCACCTTCTAATAATACTAAGAACATTTTGAAACGATTGTCCTACTACAGACATAAACTTAATTGGCAGTTCTTGTAGTTTAGCAGAGGCTTCATTAACAGATTTATTTTTAGCAGGAAGATCAGTAAATGACCCTTGCTCGATTTCCGTAATTGTAGCCCGCATGGGACAATCAAATGTAAGATTAGCCAACATTCTTGGTAAGATGTCTACATACGACATTTCCGTGTCAACGATTAAAACTGGAGTTCCTTTTAATGCCACGTTTATAGCTACATTGGCACATAGCATACTTTTTCCGATTCCGGGACGGGCACCAATTAATGTGATCCCCCCCCTTCTAACTCCAGACCCTATAGCATAGTTATATTTAGGTAATCCTATATCTAAGCCGACCATCGGCACTGGGTTGTTTACCACATATTCTATATAATCTTTAGCTTTATCGCCAATTTTTATTGGTTCATTACTTATATTACCATATAATTCCTGATTAAAGGAAAACACTACTAACTCTGGAATATTTAATATGTCTTCAATGCTTTCTTCACCAGTGACTAATTCTAACTCTTTACTAACTCCCCTAACTTGTGATAATAGCAATCTCGTAATATGTAATTTGCGTATTCTAATAGCAAGTCTTTTGACATTTTCCGCCAATATATCACGTTGGAATACGCTACGCAAATGGTTGATATCGCGGTCCACTACCCACTGATAGCCCAAACTAGACAATGTCGTCATTACAGAGGCTTGATCTAATCTCTCTAACTTCTGTTCGTCCAATAGGTATACAAAACATTTCCACAGAACTACGTTCGTTTCGTCGGTGAAGGTGTCTGGTTGTAGTACATCACAAATGTCGTAATATATGTCAGACCCATACTTAAAAGTACCAGCTAACACCGCGCCTTCAGCGCTAACGTCACTTAGTTTGTCCATATTACTTTTTACCACCACCTAATTTAGAGCACTTATCGCACCTAAATAACGCCCTCTCATCGTTTTCGTTGGAGGGGTCGAATGAGCGACTAGAAGCAAGGGATGGTGGAACTTGGACGGTCTGATGACATTGTGTACATTGTAATTCTAACAATTGAGTCTCTGGGCGACGTTCGGATGGAACTGGTTTGTACATCTTGACTAATTGGGGGTCGTTTTCCGTTAGGTCTTTAGTAGCAAGGGAGAAATCATCAACAAAACTATTCCTACCACGTTTTTTCTTCATGGGGGCGCGCCTAATGGGAAGAACACTGTCGTCTTCATCATCGTCTTCCACCTCTACTATAGTATTGGGGATGTCTAAATCGGCTAATTCTTCAGCTTCGCTCTTAGGCTTTGGGGGCAAAACACGCTTACCATTAACCGCAAATAAAACATCGCTTACTAGTTGCCAATTTGTGGTTAAAATGGCTTGTTCTAAAACATCTGGTAATTTCATTATTGTTTCTCCTGCATAATTTGTTCTAACTGGAGTAATTCATCACATATAATTTGTAATTCAAAAGACGTACACCATCCACTAATAAAAAGTTCCTTATACGGACCAAAACCAACATATATATTATAATCTTCTGCTATGTCTTTAATGTTTTGTATGTGCTTTTTCTTACTCATCATCGTCTCCAAATATAGCTTGTTCAACCAAAACATTACCAATATATTGCATTTTTATATTCCGCACTTTTTCATCATCGGTATATGATAGTGCGGATTTAGTCATCATCATACCGTCAAAAGTTTTATCAAATACGGCATAATAATTAACACTACCATTGTCGTCCACTTTAACTAAATTCATTTCGATATATTTACTCATTATTACTTACCAGTATAGTTTGTTCTAATTCTAATTCCTCTAATTTTTTAGCCAAAGAAAATAATTCACTAGATGTTACCCACCCATTTATATAAATAAGTCTTTCGTCTTTTATATCGAAACTGTCTGTAAAATTTATTTCTATAGCAAAATGTTTTGCTAATTCATATAGACTGTCTCGTATTTGTTCTTTGTTCATTATTATTGCCTCTGCTTAGACTGTGCTAGTGATAGTAATGTTTGAGCCTGAAATTTCAAATTTTGAGGTATGAAAGCTAAAGAGTCTAACACGAGTTCAGTGTCGGACGCTAATTGTGCAAATTTATGCAGTGCCATATCATCGTTTATAGCTCGTGCCTTTTTTATCTCGTATGGCGTGTATTGGGTGCCGTAATTGTCTACTACTTTGGCTATTATTTGAGATAGGTTGCGGTTCGCCCAATTATATATTCTTTGGTGGCGGTTTATTTGGGTTTGTATGTAGGTAGATTCTGACGCTAATAAGTGCGCTCCTATAACACACGACTCTGGGGTTATTGCTTTTAACTCAGACTCGCCTAAAGTTAAATATTTTTGAACCTCTGATTTGGGCTTTAACTCACCAATACCTAACTGCGCAAATAGGGCGGCTCGTATATTCTCTAATTCTAGTAGACGATCTTCTAGGCTCATAATTTATTAATACCCCTAATATTTGTAATGCCAAACCGTTAACGGTAATTCAGCAGTAAACCCCTTAAAATTAATAACTTCATAATTATCAAAATCAACTTCAAAGAACGATTTTTCAGCTACCTTTTTACCACCATTATAACATTCAACTACAAATTTACCTTCACGCTTGCAAATTATAATTTCATCCATCACGATCCCAATATTTTAGACTTCCAAACACTAATATCTTCATTATATAATAGTTCGACCATTCCGATGTTATTTAACTCACACCAGCGGCGCTTCAATTCGTCTCTCTGCCTAGCCCTATAAAATTCAAGTTTGTTAGCGTGAAAGTGAGGGGTGTACTCAAGATGTTGCCGCCCCTGAACTTCTATTACTGTACTACTGAAAATTAGGAAAAAATCAACGTACAATTTCAGACCCGGTATCGGAACCTCTTCCAAAAAGACTCGGGCGGGGAAAATGGTTTGTAGGAGTGTGCGGCATTTTGTGTGTAATTCCGACTTGTGTTTGTTTACATATTTATCGCTAGTATGTCCCAGTGGGGGGAATTTATAGGCTACACCATCAAAATCTATAACTTGCATTATAATAGAATTTCTTTTATTTTACTATGTAATTCGTCAACCCTACCGCTTTCAATAAGTGCCGTTCTGAATTTTTCTTGCCCCTGGGCTTTAATGTCGTCATACACATACCAGCTACCGCTAGCCTGAATGACACCTACGTTCAATCCCAAATCTAGTATCTCTAAAACTTTGTCAAGCCCATGTCCAAACCGCAGGAATGATTCCGTTATAATACCAGGAGGTCCGAGCGGAGACGCCATTACCTGCCATTTAATCTTGAGTCCTAGTGGTTTATCATTCTTTGGAAAGGCTTCGCTAGAAATCCCCTTAATTTTCGTGGAGAGACAATACTGAACCTTTGTACCGCCCGATTCCGCCCAAATGGCTTGACTGTTACCAAGATTGGCAATTTGGTGTGTAATAGCAACAACATAACTATTTTGCTTATTAAGTATTGGTGTAATTTGTCTAAAAAAGGCAGCTAAAACCATCGCCTCGGGTGCCCTAAACTTATCTGATAAATTATTATCACGACGAGCGTTACTTAATAACTGACTTATTGAATCTAATATAATAAAAGACTTTGGTATCGAAAAAATTACTTCTCTAGCTGCACCCAAAAAACTTTCGTCCGATAACATATTTGTAGCAGACGAACTAATAATTTGTAGTTTTGAATGATCTAAACCATCTATATCTAAATCTCTTGGGGCTAACCGCCCTTCAATATCACAAATTAACACAAATAACCCAGCCTTTTGTGCGTTGCGAGCTAGGGAAATCGCACTAGAAGTTTTGCCTAATTTTGGCCGGGAACAGAGACAAACAATCCCTGGCGGCACCCCTCCCCCAAGAGCTATATCAAGGGCTGGCGACCAGCTTAAAATCGGTGGTGGATTTTCTATTAAATGACTACCAGAATATAATACGTCATCACCGTATGTTTTTGTAATGGTGTCTAATACTCTCTGCGTATTATCTACTTCTTGACTTGGCATATTTTCTTCAGCTTTTTGCTTTTTCATTATTTGTTATTTCCTAATTCTTCCTTTCGCGTGTTGTTTTATCATCCTAATTTGACTACCGCGTATTTCTTCATATCCTTTAAAATTGAAATTATTTTTACCCTTACAGGTTATATTACACCCGCATGACTTAGTGTGTTTGTTCCATATATTACTTGGTTGGGCGAGAAACAATTTTCCACATGGGCATCGAAATTTACAATTTGTACTACTGTTAGTATACTCTCCCACCATCTCAATTCCAACCCCTAAACTCCTTTTTTCTGCTTCTTCTTGGGTTAATTTTTTAGGCATTATAATAAATCAAATACTGAACTTTGTCTAAACGGCTGTCTAGTTTCCCCGCTGACTGGCTTAACCTCTTCCACATCTAACTTTTCCTGCACTTTTAATCTATTCTCATACTCGTCGAACACTTTTTTGTACGAAAAACTAGCCTTGGCGTGGAGGCTCTGTAGATTTTTTAGGCGTGGGTCTCTCAAGCCTTGAATGATAGCCTCTGGTATATATTTCTTCAGTAGTGCTGCTACCTCCTTAGCTCTCCTACCCCACTCTTTTTTGTATTGCGGCAACCGCCAGAACTCATTAGGTAACGCCCCCTTAGCTGTACGCTCAAAGAAAATCTCTGTAATATATTGCAAGGGAGTGATATATAGGTCGGAATCACTATACGAACTACGATAACAGCATTTATCGGTACGATGATCCGCCATTTCAACCCTAGTACAGTGGAACTTTGAATAGTGTTAAAATGTGGTCGAAAAGCCAAGTTTCCCGATTTGACAATCCTTCTATTACAACGCTGTAATCATTATCTGTAATTTCTCTGTACTGTTGAATAAGTCTACCTAATTTTTGCACTCTGGTATCATCATCGTCAACCCCAGCAGCTAATTTATTTTGAGTTTCACATATTTTATCTATCATTGATTTGACTGGCATAAAGATATCCTTATCGGTATTATTGGTATGTAGTTTGGGTGATTGATAAAGTCGGCAATAGGATTAGTTTGTTGTAGATGGGGGGATCGTACAATAGCGGGCACGGAATACCAGTCGCGTATTAGTACGTCCCCCTCTCGCCTTCCATAAATAAAGAAGTTAGAAGATCGACCTCCACACGCCGCCCCGACCCCCTTACTCCAATAATATTCATTTTGGGGAGATGATGGCAGGGAAACCACATGTGAGCGAAACCTAAAGTGAACCCCCACTATATGTAAACCTTCCTGCCCTAAATAGGTTTTGAGTCTGCGCCAAGCTGAGGGCTCGTTTAACTCTGGTCGATTGTCATCCTGGAAAATTTGAGTGTTATCTGAAAGAGTGGCTATCCATATTGTGGTGTCCTTATCTAGTAAGAAGGGGTCATTTGGATTAGTGCATATTATCATTATTTATTGTTCATATTAACGATATATGGAATTGATAAAATTAAACCGCCCACAAATAAATTGGTATGACCCATATAGCCAGATAAAAAAGTACATATGCAAGCTAAGATAAGTAATACTATTTCAATAATCTTATACATATTATATTACTTTCCCATTTGCATTAACTCGATAATCCTGTTCAATAATTGAATAATGGTGTCCAATTTTGTGATTTCTTCACTTGGATAGGACACAAAAATGGGTGGTATAGGTATATTAACAGTTGGTGCCCATGTACCGTCATTAACTGGTAAATGGTTATCTACTGGCATAATTTATCCTCTAATTTTATGAATACGATTACTTGTCTTTTGGGGACCGCCGCTATCTCCCACTATATCCGAATGTTCACTTCCTCTTTCGGTCATCACGGTAGCGACTCGTCGATTAGAGATTTGTCCTTTTCCCCCATAAAACTCACGACCAGCCCCCCTAAGTTTACTAGCAATAAACATTTTAACGGCTTCTTCTGCTTTATTTATTTGTTTGGCAATAGTGGGAATCGGCAAACCATTCTTGTAATTATCCTCTATGATAAGTTCATCACCTGGAGATAGGTCAAATTGGTCGTTTTTCACCACCACTGGTTGAGGTGTTGGGGTCTCGACCTCCAAATTCTGTAAACCTAACTTTTCCAAATACTTTTCCACACTCTTTGTACTTACCCCCTTTAATTCCCCTGCTATTTCCTCTGCGGTTAGTTTACCAGTGTTTTCATCTAGCCAAAATTGTTCGATCTTACTTAGTTTACGCATTATTATATCTCCTATAGTTAATTACTTATGTTAGTGGTTAACCAGTAAATAGTTCTCTATCAGCATTTAAGTAGTTAGCACTATTACGAGTAGTTAAATATCTCATATAAAACTTAAAACACCGCTCATTTACCTTAACAAATTTATCACTATCCTTTCCTGCATGTTTAGCATAACTACGCTCAGAACCACTATTAAGCATATTCCAAGGGTCCAATAAGTGTCCGCCAACTCCCATTCGCAAATAATAGACCGATGATTTTACTACTCCATCACTCATTGTGGTCAATTCCTTGGCAAAACACCCCCTATCGTCAACGTCTACCCGTTCTGGTGGTAATCCTACCATTTGAGCAGGAGAATATCCCACTAATTCTTGTGTAACTTCCCCATTATGTTTACCGCTATCAATAATATGTAAACCTAGTTCGCCCATAATAACTCCTTAACTTGATGTTTTTGTACTAAAAATTATACTGTCGCCATACTGAATATTTGTAATCTCTACGTTATCGCAAGCGGCAAACTTGAATGCTCCTCGTACACTAACTTTAAAAGACCTGTCCCCACAGAATGGGCATTCCACGATTAACTGTGAAGTGGGACCGTCTCCCACCACAAATAACTCTATTAATTTTTGTCCACACGCCGAACATTTAATTACGGTTAATTCTGGCTCTGGCACGTCATTTTGTACGGCGAATATAACGTCGTCAAATGCGCTCTGCCAACCAATCCCACGGTTGTTATTCACAGGCTAACCTCATTTTTTCTAATAAAGTTTGGATTTGTGAAACGGTGTCTTTTTCACCACAATCAACCTCGATAGTGAAACCAGTTTTATCCGCGCACACTGGAATCGTAATTTTAGCGGAGTTTGGGTGCCGCCCCTCTGTTTCTGTGTAGGCGGCAATACCTATATTCACTATGAATTTCATAAAAAACCTCACATTTATTCTCTATATACTCTGTTTAGAATAAACTCTTCACTAACCCTATACTTTTTAGCCAATTTAGCAACACTCTTGTCTAAACCGCTTTCTTGTTGGACTATTTTTCTAATTGCAGCTTTCACGTCCTTGTGTTTTTCAGCTTGCTCAATCACACTATCCATAACTTCGACGTCTTCAACAATGTCAATACAACAGCCATTAGTATCATATACCACAATATCAACAGGAATGGTCACTTTAATGGTTAGGTATTGGTTTTCTAATAGCCCATCATGTAGTGATTCGATTTCCTCCTCAAGACCGTCATTCGCCACTAACACCTGAATCGTATTATCAATTTGACCTTGTAGTAAAATCAACTCTGATAGTGATAGTTCAGAAACGTCCATAGTACATCCTCCTAAATTAATGATAAAGGTTATGTTTCTATCTATTTATTTCCCGTCTTAATATAGGTATCCTTCTGCTTATCTGTCATTTTATTTATTTCTTTATGCGAAGCCGTTTGGTATTTGTCCAAAAGGGTAGGTTGTAGTGTTTGTTTTTCCGCCCACGACATTCCAGTTGGTAACTCCCTATCGGGGACAGATTTATCCGACTTGTCTTTATTCAATAAGTGGCCTTTCTGGTCATCAGAAAATCTTTGAGAATTTCTATTGGCTAAATGTCCAATGGTAATCTCGCCATCACTCTTTTTAATGGCTACATAGGGAATAGTTAAAACTCTCTCTAATGATTGTTTTTGACAGGATGGGCAGGAAATAAGTGGGGGGTCACACATCCACTGAAATTCCTCTAGGTAGTGTCCACATAGCGAACATTGATAACAATAGGTTGGCATGGCTAGATATGTTTTGCTATTTTGGGTGGGCACCAGTTAAAGATAAGAGGGTTAGTGATAATCTATTTTCCGCTATTTCCGTATATTCCACACAACTATCTATACCTATATACTTCCTGCCCAAATTTAGGGCGGCAACCCCAACACTACCACTCCCAGAAAATGGGTCGAGTACAGTATCTTCATTTTTGGTTATGTATTTCACCCACCATTCACACAATTTAAGAGGCGTACTTGCGCCGTGACCTTTACATCCCTCGTGGTGCGGTTGTGAGTTAGAAATAGTTAATAGATTGATTGGTGTGGAGCCACCCCTTTCTTTACATGTGGCTAATCCTCTGGCATATCTCATACTTCCGCCTTGGGGAGAATACTTTAAATTATTATTATTGACCCTCTTATCGTTTAGTGTGGCTTCAGCAATAGGCAATAGGATGGCGTCTTGATCTCTATAACAAGTTGGTGGACCTAACCATACACAAACCTTAATAGATTGTCTCATTAGACCGTATTTACGTTGACAATGGACGGTTGGGAAAGGGGATGGGTTGTGCCAGTATACATCCTGTACCATGTTCCACTCCCTAGATGTCCACGCCATAAAATCCCAGAGCCAAGTTCGGACTGTTCCTACGTGTGATTGATTTGGTTGTAAAATGAATACTGCACTACCATTGTCGGTCAAAACTCGCCTACATTGTTGGACTACCCCCCTCATCATTTCCATCCATTCGGCTTCGTCCATACAACCGTATTTTCGTACTATGCCAGGATAGGGTGGGTCCGTAATTACGGCGTTTATTGACTTATCTGGTATAGCAGGAAAAATATCTAGGCAGTTGCCAGTGTAAAGGGTGCACAAATGATAATATCCTATATATGTATCTCACAAGCTCCGTTGGCACACGCTATTGTGTCATGTAAATCAACGGTATTCTCTTGTTCAATAAATTCTTCATATGGCACATCCTTGTATTCTCTATTTAAATCCATCCAAGTTTTCCAATTATTAACATCTTTTAGTAAATAGGTTGCCTTTCTTGTGTCACCACCTAAATATCTTTCTGCAAACCGTTTGACACGCCTTATCCAATCTAATTTATCTTCTGTGGTTTGTTCGCTACCTAATCCTAATATTGCGTCACAACCAGCCCATAAATTATTATCAAACGAGTGCATTCCATCAACCACTAATCCAGATGCAACCAAAGCGCAATCCCCATATATTCGCAAAATTTCTGTTGGTAGCTTAACCTTTACCATTGGCGCTTGTGGGTAATCAAGGTCTCCAGATGATGGCAATAAAGATATTCCAGCAAACCACTTTCTATTTTTATATATATAATCTGCTACGATATCCCATTCGTCATCTCTTACATTTATAGTATTAGATACGTTATGTGATAAATTTTCATTAGCGCAAAGTTCTTGAACTTTTCCATTGCATACCCAATTTTTCTGTGTTTCCTTGACGTATTCCAGTAATTCTATAGCAGAAATTTGGTTTTTTATTTTTGCTCCATCTGGAACCTCGATACAAAAAGTAATAATTTCGTCCGTGTTATTAGCCGACCACACACTCTTACTTACAGCATAGGAATTGTATTTCTTAAAAAAAGATAAAACTGGCTCTATTGCATTAGCTTGCACTCTTCTAAAATAACGCCTGGCATGATGTGGATGTATACCACTGGAAGTTCCCAATACACAAGACGTTGATCCCGCCGGTTTAATACAGGTTGTTCTCGCCGCCTGATTTATCCCTATCTTATTTGCCACCCACTTATTTGTTTTAACAACCAATTTAGCCATTCGTTTTTGAATTTCTGGGTCAAAAATAATATCTGGATTATCCATCATACCAGTTATCGACACACCCAATAATGCTTCTCTACGTATTATTTCTTCCGAAATACTTCCAAGGTATTCAAAATTAGTATATCCAGCTTGTAAAGTACCTAAAATAGCTGCTCCTCTAGCGGCTAACGCAAAATCTTCTTCGCACTTTATTTTTCCCCCATTAATCTCAGATAAATTGCAAACTTGCCAACCCGACCTATTTTCACTATCATACGCATATAACCCAACCTCGACGCATGGGTTAAATCCGCATTCTAAATCTTCTACCCAAATAAATCCTGGTTCTCCAAACTCTCTAACCTTATCAATAATGTTTAAAAAATCCTCTTTAGAAGTATTCTGCCTCAATAGCATTACTGAATTATTCGATCTACTCCTTTGTGGATTATCATAAAACCAGTTCCCTGTTTTTGCCGACATCATTTCCTGATCGTCAATACTAAATAAACAAATAGTGGCGGACCTACGAACACCACCGCTTAAAACTGCGTCGGCAGAGTGCATTACTATATCGTAAGCATTGATGGGTTTTAATTTTTTTTGTCCTTCCAAAATACATTTATTTAATAATTCACGTATTTTATTTAATGATCTGTGTAGCGGTTCTGGACCTGGAGCTTTGCCAACACCAGAAGATAACTTAGACCCTAATGATCGTATTTGAGAATAATCAAATTTTACGGTTTTACCATACCACTCTGTATATTCTTTGCTTTCCATATATGTGGCAATAAGTATACCTAAAGCATCAGCCCATCCTTCTATAGAGTCTGGAATAATAAAAGTTTCTACAATGTTTGTAGCTGGGTCTTTAATTTTTGGTAGTTTATCTATGTGGTGCTTCTGTACAGAAAATCCGACACCAGAGCCACATAATAACATCCATAATGCTTCTTGAAAGAATCTAGGTCTATCGCAATATGAAAAGGAGCAATTATATAATCTAGCGTTCTTTTTCTCTATTGGCGCACCGCCGTATTGTAAAGCTCTTTGTGATCCCAATAATCTTTTTTCTTTTATTAGTGGTCTAATCCATTCTATTTCATCCTTTATAATTGGATACTTTCGTAGGTGCATATCCATCATTCTGTCAACAGCTTCAAACCAAGTTTCCCGTCTCTTATTTTCTTTGTTATAACAAGCATACCTAGAATAATAGGTATAGCTTTGTAGTGCCTTCATTGACATTGCTGTTTAATTATTCTCTATTTTTTTGTCAGTCTTTTTCTTACTTTTTCGGTAATAGCTGCCGCCATGCTTTTGAAAAAATCCGCAAATCTCATCTGCTGAATTGCTCTCACAACTGATCTTCCTAATACCATTACCGTTGGCGTCACGCACCCAAAGCGAGATGGCGTATGTGCAGAACTGGGGATTATCAAAACTAATCATATTATACTCCCAACCTATTTAGAGAATTAGTAAAAACACCTAATAACTTCTCTTTATCCAACCTAATAAATCTAACGCTCATTTTGCCCATCTTAACTATTGTATTAAATGTTAATTCTTCCTCTGGGTCATCCTTCTGCATATTAGCTAGGACATTCAAACAAACTATTTCTCGCACTCCCGATTGATATAAGCTACGCAAACAAACAGAGCAGGGAATTCCTGTTACATATGCCGTTGCTCCATCTGGTCTATTATTACATAGATTGAGCGCGTTTAATTCAGCGTGTACCATAAATTTATATTTAGTTGGTCTTAGGTTCGGCAGTAGTGAATCATCCATTTTCCCAGGTGAAGAATTATATCCTATACTTAAAACTCTCTTATCTTTCACTAGCACACACCCAAATTTGCTTTGGGCATCCATCGACCTTGAGCTAGCCAAAATCGCCAACGACATAAAATATTCATCCCAAGACGGTCTTTCTACTGGTTGTATATGCTCGAACCACTCTTTCAGGACTGGTGTATATTTTACAATTTCTTCTTCACTAAGATATTTTCTCCATTCTCTTAGATAATCTCCAAAAAGTATACTATCCACCATTGTTTCTATCCCTGTGTTTCACGAATAAATCTTCAAACTGTCCACTGCGCTTTTTCCTGCTTAACTTACGCTCTTTCAGAAATTTGCGGGTTTGCTTATCCCGCCGCCGCACCGTCTTACCCATGTCCACACTCCAACGCCTCACTTTTGATGTTGGCCAACACGCATTCACACACAATAGTATGTTCTATAATAGTCTTTCCAGCGGGCGCGGTAAACTCTAAATATCCCCGATTGTTACACTTTTTGCACAGCCGCACCCGCTTTCCACTGATTTTGCCCGCATACCTAGAGGCTAATTCTTTAGGGTTTTCATAAATGGCTCTCAACGTCTCTTGTACATCATTCATATATTATTCTTCCCATAATTAAGAGTATTACTATCACTATATTAAATGAATAGTTGAATAATAGCGATATACTAACTTCCTGCATAGATATGACATACCAAAATAGAAAAACTTCACCCAAAAGCCATGATAGCAGGAAAAGATAAGATAGGTCTGACGCACTCTTGGTTGTGTGTATCCGCCATAGTTGAAAAATCCCGCATATACCCAACAAAACTGATCCTATCCACCCCAAAGATTCCACTTTAGATACTCCTAGCCTTTATTCATCATCTACAGTTTGTTCAAAATCTTCATCTGATAAGGCGGGAGAAAAGGGGGCGGGTAATTCATCCGGAATAGAGAGGGCGGGTTCGTTGTGGGTAAGAACTGGAGTTGGCGGTTCCCGTTGTGCCCCTTCATGGGTTGTCGCTTTCTCATATACTAATTGTCCTTGAACGGAAAAACAAGACTTATCTAAAGAATGCACGATTCCCCCATCTTGTAAGTATGCCGTAACCGTGTTATCGGGATTTTCGACTAGTTTTTGTACAGGGAGAAATCTACCAGAGGGAACCTTCAAGTGTTTATCGCCCGTTTTGTACTGGGCATGAATTACGGCATTTGTTAATAATCTGATGTGATTCATCTATATAATACCTCTATTATTGGTTAGCAAGATTTACATCCACCTTGATTTTGTGCTAGTTCAGGTTGAACGTCTGGATTTAATGTTATATCCGCTTTAGAAATGCCTAAAACTATACCTCTTAATGGTGAGTTTTGACCGAAAACTACATTTATAGTATTTTCTGGACCATTATCGTAACTATCTATTTGATAAATCTGTCCGGTTCTTACAGCCGCTACCCGTTCATCTAAAGTTAGACTGCCGTTTTTAATCGACATTTCTAAAATTCTGACCTGTTTATCAACTAGGAAGCGAATGGATGCCATATTTATTATACAATATTTTTTATTTTTTCGTTTAATTGTCCATTATACATTTTGGGAGGGTCAAAATTGCAAATATATTCTTCATATTTTTCTGGATAATTTAACATTGTTTTAGTTAATTGTCCATACTGATTTGTTTTAACGATAAAAAAATCAATAATAAGTTTGTGGATCATTACAATGTCCACATGATAATACTTTCCCCTGCCAAACACTATTAGGTCTCGTTTTGAATATCTTCCCGCATTTTGAACATTTAAAGTCTGTTTTAGTGTTACCTAAAAAATAATCTCCAATCATCTCAATTCCACATAGTAGAGATTTATTTTTGGCTTCTGTTTTTGTATATTTAATAGGCATAACTATAAGGTAATAATTTAATAAAAGAGGCGACAGTTTTAATTTGCCACTAAGGGTCGTGTCACTTGCGTCCCCCGCTGTCGCCTTTACTCGTACCGTTGTCTGGGTACACAGTCTTTATTTATGGGGGAGTGGCACATTATCTGTTATACGCGAGCCAGTACAAAAATTCCGAACTTGAACGAAAACCGACGCCCCATCTCTCGCATTTTCGGGTGTACGGATTTACTAATGCGTAAAAGGGAATTCCTGTAATCTTAAATGGATGATTTTGAAATGCTTGTCTATACATCTCAAGTATACCGGGCTCTCGATCTACGTCTACTATGTAAATAATATAGGTTTGTAATGCTTGTTTAACTTGCGGGTTATTAAATGTTTGTTCTATTCTCCTACAGGGAGAACAATATTCAGAATGAAAATAAATAAAGACATACTTATTTTCTTTGAGCCCCATTTTCATCGCGTCTTCGTGACTGTATAAAACCTTGTGTTGTTCATAAATAAGGTTATGTTGATCTACAAGTCCTTTTCGTATAGCTAAAGGCGTTGGTTCCGCCAATGGTTTAATTCCATTATTGATAATTGTTTGACTGGGAGTAGTGGGTAATCCATCTCCCCATGCTACGCCTACTAAAACCAAAGCCATCAAAATTACAAGCATTGTCCTGAACATTTTTCACCTCTCTATAATAGTTTTTCTACCCTGTCTACTAATTTTTCTATCGTCTTTCCCATTATATCCAGTAGATTAGCCAACCTTTCTTGTCCACGGTTAATTTCTTCTATTCTATCTAACAACTTAGATTGTAGACCAAGTTGTACGTCTATTTGACGTTCTTGGTATTGATATTGTTGTTGTAAAAAAGCTCTCGGGAAATATACTAATCGAGTGCCCGCCTCATCAACCGCCCCAATAACACTGTGAACTTCGTTAATTTTTACCCTTATTTCATCAATGCCCTTCCTTGCTTCTATTTGACTTTCAGCATCGTTAAACACGCATTTTTTGTGAGATTCTGGTCCTTTACCAATAAATTTGTCAATTAGTGATACTATAACTCTAGCTAATATTTCAAATACTGCTAAAACAGCCAACATTACTCCAATTAACTCGCCTAGCCCGATGTTCTCTTGCATTGCTCTATCTCCGCTAGGGGGGCGTGGCACTATTACCAGCCCCCATTGTTAATTGTAATGGTTAGCCCGTTTTCTCAGCGTAATCGCTTTGAGTCGGGGTTTTACCAGTACGCATAACTACTAGCTCGCCAGGAATAGAGCGAGTTGGTCGAGCCGCATTGTCTGAGCCAAAACTATCGTTGGTAACTCCAGTAATAGTAGCCGCACCCGTAATGTAAGACCAATCACTAATATGTATAGTTCTACGGGACTCGATTGGTTGTGGATACCGCCCAAACCCCTTATCGGCATTCGTAAAAACACCATTCGCATAGGCTTGTCCAGCAATTTTGGTAGTAGCCCCTTGCACAACGTATTGTTCCGCTCTAGTTTTTGCGTAATCACCCGTTAGGGGTTGATAAACACCTTTACTATCAGTTCCCGCCGCAATAGTAGCATCGGTCTCTGGACCCTTTACACCACCAACGGTTTTATTGCCAGTCATTTCCGTTAAGTTTAGACCATCGGTAATTGGGGAGTCTGCTGGCACATTGGCAAGCGCCGCCACCCCACAATTTTGCTTTACCGCCCCAGCCTTTACAGTTGTCGTAGCCATATTATGAAATCTCCACTTTTGAGATTCAATCCTGTTGTCCAGATGTTGTGTTGGAGCAACGTAAGCTGCCTCAACTGTCCAATTCCACCTTAATATACACCACAAAGAGGGTTTTAGCAGGAGGAAGTAGGGGGAAAACTAGTCGTTTGGTTAATCCCCACGTTGTATTTCACTCACGATAATACCCTCCTAATCTTCCCTATATTTTCTATACCTTTGTCTCCGACCACCCCATCGAAGAACCCCATTCTGACCGCCTCTTCCGCCGTCATATAGTAGTCCTGTTTCTCCACCATTTTCTGTCTTAGCCACTCTTTTATATTACCTATATTATTTTCCTGCCAAAATCGACCGTTGGAGCAGCGCCCTTGGTAGATATCCAGCATTGTCTCTGTTTGTAATTTGTCCCACTCAACCCCTGCCTGTACCGTCATGTAATTTCCCGAATAGTGTTCGCTACCAAAATGAATTAGAACATCGGCATTCGGCATAATTAGGCGTAAGTTGGCAGCTTGAGGTATAACCGTGGACATTGATCTCGCATAAGCATGGGCAACCACTATCGTATTACTCTTGACCGCCCTAATGGCATCATAAATTGCTATGCCGAAATTCCACGACCCCCCACATAACATTACGTGTATAAGTATTGAATCATTACCAAGATGGTCAAGTAAGAATAAATTTTTAATAAAAGTAGCGGTTATCCTATAACAAATTCCTGGCTCTTCATCCTCCTCTGGTAGGGTGGAATCTGGATAACTATGTAACCATAATTCTCTAGTATCTACATCAATTCCATAATACTGTAAGTTAGTAATCCTATCGGTAATTTCGGTTTTTTTATTGCCCATAAGAAACTTCAAATTGGTGGATAATTGACTATTGATAATCACTACTTGATAATAAATATCCGTCCACTAACTGAGTTGCTAATTTATAAATAAATGTATTGTGTAAAAAGTTATCACTAAGATCGTTGTCTTCGACATGGGAGATTCGTCCGTTTGGTAATACTGCTATTGACCAATAATTATATTCTCGTATTTGATTTCGTACTACCCCCACCTCCTCTATTATCTCTTGTGGTAAAAAATTAGCTAATTCATCATCTTTTATCGTGTCCACTTCTGCGTCAATATTATCAATAATAGCTTGAATATTAGCTTTCACTTTGGCAGAATCGAACAACCCAGATATAGGAAACCCTATTTTCATGCGATAGCGAGTTAAGCAGTATTTGTCGATAATCTCCACGCCTGGAACTGCCTCGATCATATTTAAGATTTCTGATGTTATGGAGAAATTGCTGAATAACCACCAAAAATCGAATTGGCGAGATACCACGGAATGATCTCCCACAGTCATCACACCAAATGGAGTTTGCATGACCTGTAGGTTTTGTTTGGCAAACATTCCTTCATCTTCCATGTCAGACATAATTTCAGATTCTTCGTCATCTTCAAAGCCTGGCATTTCCACGTCATCTAGGTTGCTGCCCAAAGGGTCCACGAACTTCATCCAGGTAATCTTTTTTTTCACTCAACCGCCTCCTTATTTAAGCACGTCCACGCACAAAATAATTCACCATACCTTTTCTGTGAAAATCTTTGATATCCTAAAAGACTTTTCATTTCAGTTTTAGACGGAAAATTTCCCCCATGCTCATTACAAAACACTCTAATTTTACCCATTTGTTTCCATGTCCTTCTCGGAAATTTAACCAGATACTCATTTTCTCTAGCGTGTTGTCTAAACGACTGTGGAATTGCCCTATATAACAATGTTGTTAAATTACCTCTTTTTTTATCAAAGTATTTATCTACGACCTCAAGCAACCGCAAACAACCAACACCTATTAACTCTTCTGTGTTATGCTTACGTTTACCATACACCGATGCTAATTTTATTACTAGTGGGATATGGTTAATAATTAAACTATCACGGTCTGATTTACAAAGTTTTAACCTAGAAATCTCTGTCGTTACATTATACTTAAATTGTCCTATTGTATCACGCATTTTTTCTACCTCTTCTTTTAAGTCTAGCGTATGTATTACGCCATATATCAACATCTTCTATGTCGCCCCTCATTAACACGGCTGGATGACCAGTAACCGCAAGTTCTGAGAGTGGTCCAGCAATCGTCTTTAATCCCACCATTCGTTCGTAAAATTGTGCGTGTTTTGGGTGGAAAATAAATAAAGTAATATCAATATTATTTTTTACAATTTGGTTATATACAACATTAACTAACTCTGTTAATACAGATATAGTATTGCGCAACTTATAACTTGTTACAATTCTCCATGATGACGCCAACACCTTTTTCGCTTCTTTTGCCTCTAATCTGATTTCATCTACAGCTTCTCGAAATGAGCCATCAACGTGCAGTCCCCCTAGTCCATCCAATGTAATACTGTTTGTCCCCACCACCTCTCCATATTCTTCTACATAATACACGGTTGTTTGAGGGTATAACTCACCATTGTCTGTAATATCTAAATGCTTATAGTGACATAGTTTATTACATGGACGCGGAGAACAATAACCCTCTCGTAAATACTCACTATATGTCAATTCCCATATTTTGGCTAATTCATCCAATGTTTTTACAATTTTAATCTCCACACCAGCACTCCATTACAACGATTTTGCAATCATATCCTCAAAATACTTATGGTCTTTAGCAGAGGAAATATCTAATGGGTAAGTATTATATATTGGTAATTCACTTATCTTTCTCTTAAATTCGCCATATTCCCGACGAGATAAGCCTTCTGGGTCTTTATCATCTATTAACCCCTTCATTTCTTGATAGCTAAATTTTGCCCCATATAACCTATAATCACAGAACGCTTCCCAAGTTAATGGGAAAAGTTGCCCAACAATTCCAGCAATTATTTTGGCGTATTGACGAATTTCCCATTGGGCGTGTTCATCTAGTCTTAGTTCAAGGAAATGGAGTAGATTGTGTAGATCGACCTTCCAATACCAATAAGTATAAGTAGAGAGTGGTAAATCTATTCTGGCTATTTCCCTGCTAATTCCCTTTTTAATACACCAGTTGTAGTGTATTTCGGATATCTCCCTAGATATACAACGAGATTGCTCAAAATCCTCCCAATCATCATCATTATCAAAAATTAGAGAATCGAAATTGCTACCCTGTTTATTAGTTTTACTTTGTTCTACATATCTATCTCTTGATGGCTCATAAAAAATAGATGGCATTACTGAATAACGACCGCTAAATTCATTAGTTGAGAAAACACGATGCCTGATGGCTTGGCGGGCTACAAAGATGGGTAATCCCATATGTAATTTTATTTCTGCCATCTCGAACGGGCTTGTATGCCTCATTCTCATTAAATAACGCAATAAATTACGGGTATCTGAAGCCTTCCTATTACCACCACCATAGCTGACCCTAGCCGCCTCTTCAATATCTTGGTCGCTACCCATATAATCTTTTAGGGCAACAAAACCATGATCTAAAACTGGGAAATACTTATTGACTAATTCGGGCATCTATTTATTTACTTTGCTTGTTGATAGTTGAACACTTCACTAGGTCTAACGCATGGACCACCAATGTTTGAATCTCCCATATAGTTGTTCTTTAATAACATCCATTTATTTATTATCCCTTCTACATACTCTCTTTTATTATTCTGGTTTGCCCAATCTAAAAGAAATTCTTGTAATTTTAGAGCGGCAGTTTGTGATGTAGCACTATCTAGTAGTAATGCTGTCCTATTTCGAGTAACTTCGGTGTCAAAAGCAGGAAAATTAAAATCTATAATAATGTTGTTTTCTTCGTCGAATGAAAAACGTATAAACTCCAACGCCACTTTTTTCTTTTTATTCCAAAACACGCTACCACCTTATGTTTTAAGAGTCACTGCCCCACCCAACTTCTTTTCCGCCCTTCTTATATTCTGACTAATAGCCTGTTTACTTACCCCATAAATATCTGCTATATCTTTCAATAACATATTCTTAAAATAGTACATTTCTAAGCACAACCGCTGATATTCTGTCAACCGATCATTTACTGCCTCATTTAACAACCTTCCCTGCTCTATTTCTAACATCGCACTTAATCCAGTATGCTCGTAACGCCTCTCCAACCTACAATTAGTGCGGACCCTACTATTTCTAGTATAATTATTTAACCACCTATAAATAGCAGTTTTAGCCCGCATATTAGCATAGGTATTCAGGCTCATACCTCTTTCTGGATTATATTTACCTATTCCCAACATTATTTCTGTAGCTACACCGCCAACCGCGTCATCATCACCAACCATTTTATACTTCATTGGTCCATGAACATAATGTAATATACAATATTTCGCTATAGATAAGTAATCAGATAATGATAGATCGTCCAACTTTGCAGTGTTCGGTATCATGGGTCGCTTTCCTGCCACGGTGGCGTTCTCTACATATTATATGAAAAATGTGGAAATTGTCAAGGTGAGATTTCAAAATTTTTAGAGTATCACTTTGAAAAGTAGCCATCCTACGGCGAAAATCCCAAAAGCCACTAGAAAAGTTAACATATAGCCTCCTTCGTCTTACGGATAATTTCCTGCCAAAATGACAGTTTACAATAATTGTACTCACCAATAGTATTGATGATTTCATTATCGCTTTTTACAAGTTCTCTCAAATGATCTTTCATAAATATTCCAAACATATTATACGCAATAATAAACGGCAACTTTAACCCTTCAGTGGTTACGCTTCTTTCGACAAGGGGGATACCTCCTGCATAAATAACCTCAAGGGTTTTGTAACAATCAACACCATTACCGTTAGGACAGAGAGTGAAATGATGTGTGGAAATATCGTCTAAATATTCATCAAATGATATATTTTCTTTGAATGTTACCCAAGACTGCTCTCTATAAAAATTTTTCAACTCTATCCTCTCAAATGTATAATCACCAAAATTCACATACAATAAACCTTTTTTATCTCGTTTAGGTAGGTTGGCGAACTTTTCTACTCTATCTTCTGGTACACCAAATGGTATATTGGTAATTCGTGGCTCATCCTTCACCATATTGTTGACCAAAAACCAATGTTTTACTTCGTCGGGGATTCTAGGTAGAGTAGCGTTGGTGTACGAATAACATCGAACGCTGTACTTATGAGAGGGGTGGCATCTGGTTAGATTGCAGGAAGGTTGTATGGTGATGGGGCGGTAGCCAACTTCTGGTTTAGTGCCTCGAACAATTTTACGAGCGGTCGTTATAACATCATTGATGATGGGATATTCAACTTGTAATGCCAATCCATAGTCAGAGTGTGAACTTACCAATATGTAAGAACGTCCAGTACCATCTATCCTCTTGAAAAATTCGTGAATTTGGTCGCAAGCACACCAGCACGATCCCCCTTCTGGCACATTGTCTAAATTGGGAGCGTCATAAATATGGTCGCACAAGGACTGCCAATTTTTTGTGGTAATTATGTCGTTTAATTCAAACATTGTTATGGGTTTTCCTATGTGTAACCACACCATCTTTAACCATCAGAAAATAACTATCACTAATAATCGTAGAACTACGCAGTCTTATATTAACCCTGTAAAATCCATCATATAAATAATTAATACTTACTTTATTGGTTTTATTCAGTTTGCCGCCCAGCCATTCTATGATACTTGCTTCGTTTCTCCTTTTTTGCAATGTCACACTTTTTAACTCTTCTACTTCCTTATTCTGTTTACCCACAATTTTCTCCCACTAATGATTGTACTAATAAGATAACATCATCTATAATAGCTTTACCGTATACTGCTGTGAGTAATTTTTTCACCGCTCTCTTATTAGTTTGATCTAAGAATTCTGAATACGTCCATTTAGTAGTACCAGCGTTAATTTCGATAACATAACCATCTCTTCTAACTATCAAAACGCCATCTCGACCACGCCACGATTTTACAATGGTCATATGATTAGTGCCACAAATAAAAATAAAAGTGTGGGGGTAGTGGTTGGGGTTGCAACGGCGGTTGAGGTTGTGGTGGATAATAAGGAGGGCTATAATAATAGGGTGGCGAATATGGCTGATAGTAATATGGAGGATATGGCTGGTAATAATGCCTTGGCGGAATTGGACGACTGTATCGTCTACCAAATTGGGGGTCTACACGTAAATAGCCGTGGTCTGGCGACTGGTCTGTGTAGTATGGATCATAACTATGAAATGGAGAATTAAATGTGGGGTATTGCGAATATACCTTAGAACAACCCAAACATAAAATTAGCAGAGAAAACATAGATAAAAATAAATATTTCACGGCACACTCCTTTTGTTAATCTAACTCGTATGGAAAAACTACCCATTTACTGTTAGTGTCGGCATAATAATGGGGGAACTCTCCTGCAAATTTTTCTTGTTTATAGAGGGCGGCAACCCACATGTTCTCTGAAAGAGTGTGGTGTGGGGCAAGTATTTTGCAAAAATCAGTAATAGTTGCACCACTGTCTACAATGTCGTCCACCACTAAAATGCGTTCTGGACCATCCATAAAATCTATGTTTTCCATAACATTATTGCTATGGCTAATCAACACTCTCTCATGGGGGACTCTTAGGGTAGCGGCTATCGGAATCGAAATGTTCAAGCCACCATTCGCAATCCCCACAACCTTATCAATAGAGATTATACCAACCGAAATATCATGCTGAATTTCGTTGATTAATTTATATAGTAAATAATAATAGTCATCCCAAAATAACCACTGTAAATCCGCCCCTCTATTTGGTTTCTTTAATGGTTTTGGCATTTGCCCGCTCCACAACTTTTACAGTTACCATTTCCATTGCATTTACATTGTTTACGAAAGATTTTTGTCCAGTTACGTCGATAAGAACCCGAAATTTTTTCTGGACGACGATTACTACCTTTGCTCACGCCGCCCCTCCTTCATAATAATATTACCACACATTTGATAGTTGATAAAGTTTTTAATATCCGCATCTGTAGCAACCTTTGCGTTTACGAAAAAATCATGTACTTTTAGTGTAGCATTAAAACTAGTTGGTAAACTCATAATTCCACATTTAATAGCGTCATTATGTATGATGTGGAATAACCATAGGTCGCACATTTCTAACGGATAACACCTATGCGAACATTGCGTTAGTTTCAAAATATCGCTTTCTCTATCTGGCATTTTACCTTTATATTCGCCGTATGATACAATCATCATTTCTTCGCCGTCTTTTTTTATTAAGTACGAATATTGACTATCGGTAGTTACACAATAGATATTATTAATTCCAGGAAACTTTATTTTCTTAGACGGTGCATCAATATCAGATAATACACTTCCCCTTAATTGTGATTGGTGTGATGGGGCGGGATAAAAACAGAACGGTGATGCTAGTGCTGGTAAAAATTGTCGTCTAGTTAACATGTAAATGCTCCCTATGTTTATTTGTTAGTATGTTGGTTTAGCCGTTTGTTCAATAACCAATCCAATTTCACCCTCCTCTTTCATCAATCTGGAGAAATCCTTAAATGACAGATAGCAACGCCCTTCCTTACCCCATTCGTCGCTCCAACTGTTCTTCAACCTAAACTTCTCGGTTTTGACATATACGCCATCCACTAAAATTGCGTGTCCGCCCAAATTTTCTCCACCGACATGAATAAACCCTTTACCATCGGTTTCCATCATGTCTACATACCAGTTGACCCCAATAATAATTGGACCAACCTCTAATACGCTATTTACGGCGTCATTCAATGTCTTACCCCAACGGTATTCTTTAATAAAACCTAACTTTTGTAATACTTTTAGGCCAGCCCGTACACTAGTACCATCGTACTCGCCATCCCACTCGTCTATTAGTTGAGCGAAATCATAAATACCGCTAGGATTAAGCCACTGTTTATATGGAGAACATTCTAAAAGGTGGGATAAACTATACCCAACGCATTCGCTGGTATTTTTTTGATCTCCAAACCACCGACTACTATATGTTCGGCTTGTTCGTATGGGTGCCACCTTTTGAATTCTAAACTTCTTATCTCGATTATCTTCTACATAAAATCGTCCAAATTTTCGTTCGACCATAACAACCTCCCTAATTAATATTATTAACGATATTATCTACACAGTTTGACCAAGAAAACTTCTTAGCAGTTTCCACTCCCTCTTTATTTATACCTAACCTTCCTGCCAATTTCTGTTGATGGATAGTGCGTAGGTGGCACACAGCTTGTTCAACCTGACTATCACCCAAATACGCCCATTCGCCCACATTAGCGATTCCACAACCCAAAAACCATTTTCCATCGTAAGCCTCTTCCAACTTATCAACTTGTATTAGCAGGGAGTTATCAAATGTACAAAACTCGGTATGTCCACTATAGTTGGTGGCTATTACATGCTTTCCACAAGCCATCATTTCGATAATTTCGAGATTTGCCCCTTCCGCTCGACTTGGGAATATGCCGCAATCTACCGAATTCATCACATTGGCGACTTCCGCTTGTGTTCTCACCCGTGGTAAAAACTCAACCTTATCTCCCAACTTATTTTTATATAAAGACTGCCATTCTGCGGTTTCTTGTTCGGTTAAGAAGGGATTATCGTTCATCATCCATAAACAGACAGCTTCGCCATTAGGAAATGCTTCATTAAATATATCTATTAATATGTCATGTCCTTTATTTATAGACCATTTTCCTATATTCAAAAATACTGTTTTTTTATTCGGAGATATCTTTTGTGGATAAAAGATCGAGGTATCTACGCCTAATGGTGCAACCACCACTTTTACATTGCTAACCTCCTGCTCTACCACTTCTTTCGCCCATTTACTTGTCACAAACACCACGTCTAAACTAGCCAGTTGGTGACGTTCTACCCCAGTAAATTTATTGATTTCAAAAATTGGATACCCACATCTCATACCCCTACCTATACTCTCTGCCATATTAAACTGGTGCCATATATTTAGGCAGGGAGATTCCCAGTTATAGAGGGGCTGACGACCGATAGATTGAGAAATTACATCGGCTTCTAGTTTAGAAGATGGTCGGGGCTGCCCAATGGGAAAGTAGGCGACTTCTACACCGCGTTTGCATAGCTCTAGTAATATGTTTTGCCCAACTATACCATAACCCAAGTCATTGATGGGGGCACGTAAATTAATACTTTTTATTTCTGACATTATTTATAGACTACCACCTGATATATTACTTCACCATCTAAGGTTGCCTTTACCGTGATTTCTTCGTTAACACCAATTTCTGTAGTAAAAATTACTTTTTCAGCTATAAACCTACCAATAAGAGATTTATCGGCAAGAGAACCAACACAATTATCGCACAAACCAATGGCTACCTCTGGGGTGGCTGTTTTATGAGAGCGGTCAAATACAACATTGCAGACACCGCATTTCTCTATTATTGATTGTATGTACATTACCCAACTCCGTTCTACACAACATTAAAAATTACACCATAAACACTCCACTCTTCTCTGTTTAGTCTTTCCCTGTCCAGAGTGATTCGGCATTTCTTTTTTCTCTAATCTCCATCCCGATAGGTATTTAGCGTACAAACTTGACTCGTACCCACTAATCAAAACCTTCCCCTTAAAACCGATTATAATTTCCAGTAATTCTATATGGTCTTCATTTGTAAAATCATATTGGTAGGTGTTCTTTGCTGTTCTAGTTTCCTTTAAGTATGGTGGATCAAGATAAAGAAGTGTTTGCGGACTATCAAGTTCGTGAATTAAATCGAGAGCGTTTTTGCAGGAGATATGGGCGTGTTGTGTGCGGTCTGCGATAGACGATAATTGAGCCAATGCGGTATTCCACCCATGAACATCGCCGGGTTCGCCGCCCCTCAGTCGGTCGGACCAGGCGAATGTCTTACCTAGACCGCCCCTAGACATCCTTCGTTTTACATATTCGGCAACTGCCCACTCAATTAAACCCTTATTCTTGTGTAATAAATAAATTAAGGCGGCTTTGAATGTGTTTTCACTATAGGACAGTGAATGTAATTGTTGCAAGAACTCTGGATAAAAAATAGTTCGCCAAATTGAAATCAGTCCTTCGTCTATATCGTTAATATATTCTAACCCAGAAGGCTTTTTATTGAGAAAAACAGAGCCTCCACCAATAAACAATTCTCCATATACCATGTTTTCGTAGTCGGGCGGAAAACTTTGGACTATCCATTTCCAAAGATGTTTTTTCCCGCCCATAATTTTAACTACCGGCCTTAGCGTCACTTTTTCAACCCCCCCAACATTTCTATTGAACTATTCATATCACAAATGGCTATGTTGTGTTGGTGTATAGCCTCGATAACGGCTTTATTGGTAGATTGTTGTTTACCAGCATTAAATGCCAATACTATAACTATTAACGCTAGTATAAGTAAAGCGAAGTCCTTCACTTATTATTCTCCTGCTAGATTGGTAAATCGTCGTCATCACCAACTGCTGGTGTATCGCCTTCGTTATCTTGAGGCTTACCGCCCAATAATTGCATAGAATCAACAACAACCTTTAACTTTGTACGTCGCTGTCCATCTGGTGTTTCCCAGCTATCTTGAATAAGTTTGCCTTCTACTAAAACAGGCTTACCCTTTTTTACATATTCCGCAGCAACTTCCGCAGTGCGACCCCAAACTGTACAATCTACAAACACTACGTCTTCTACCCATTCGTCACCACTCTTACGACGATTATTAACCGCCAGTGATAAGTCAGCCACGGCTTTACCGCTTGGGATATACCGTAGTTCTACATCACGAGTGGCATTACCCATCAAAATAACCTTGTTAAAACTTGCCATTAGAAATCTCCATTGTTAAAAGTAAGAAAATAATTACAGCATTTTCCGCTATTCTACACATCACAGCACAGTAATCGACTATACACAACTAGACTGTACTACACTTCACACAATCGTTCCATATATATTTACCCAATAACCTTCTCCATTTTCTCCTTGCTATTGTATCTCTTACACTGTTTGCGACTTGTAAACATCCAATATTGTTAATTTGACATAATTTAGCTTTTCTTTTATCGTTCATTATTTGTTTTTTATTACTAAAATGGTGGTGTCCATGCGCCTCGATAATACATATTAACTTATTACTATGAAAGACGCATAAATCAGCGGACCCATGTTTCCAAATGTGTTTTACCCACCCCTTTTCTGGTTCTGGGAATAATTCAGATAACGGAACCTCTAACTTAATAGTAAATTGTTTCCACCAATACTCTATATCAGCTTTAATATCTAAGATTGATGGAGTGATTAAATCAGACACATACAACCCTTTCGGTTATTCTAGACTAAACTTCACTTTAATTGACTATACTGTACTTGACTTCGATGTACATTTATTGTTATTTAATATTTTATATTGTTAAAAACATACACCATATTGTGGTATACTAGACTATACTGAGACTGTACTACACCGCACTTAACTTAACTTGACATTATGGTAAAATTAATATATTACTCAAACTTAACAACTTCAAACCTTCCAAACTCCGGTCTATAACTCCCGATACATGTTGAACTACCAGCCTCATCAAAAATTTCCCTCAAAGTTTTGTCATCAATAGTTGTATCATCATATTCAACCTTAAAACTCAACTCCCAATTTTCATATCTTGGGCGAGAAGCTGTAATCATTGCTCCGTTAGTTGGTAGCTTAGCCGCTCGACGGTCGATTAGATCAAAAGTTTGTTTGTTTAGAGGAATCTTTTCTGGAGTCACGAATAACTTAGCCTTTAGGGTCTTGGCATAATTACCACGACCACGCTTAAAATTCTTACTAGCGTCTCGCAGTGATGCCTTAATCATTGAATTGGGGACATAACAACCAACTTCCTCATCAAAATAATTGACGGAGTTAGCTTTCTGTTCTGGTGCTAAGATTTCGGTTTTCTTTTTGCTACCACCACCACTTTCCTCGTCCGTTAATGGGCGATTTAGTAAAAGTGGAGCAACTCCCTTAATAGTTACACTCACAATTTTCTTCATAATACAACTCCTTAAATTAAAATTAAAAGCATTACATAAAAAACAATACATCTTTTTCAGATGTTCTCAACACAACAGCACTCTGCATCACATCGCTCTACATCACTAAAATGAATTATCTACACTATCACAATTGGGACATCTTGCTCTATCGCCAGAACTTATATCCAAATTTATTCCTAATGCGTAATCTGCAATAAATACTTCACCACACACACTACACTCATATTCAATAATATTTGATTCTAAATCTTGAAATAGGATAACAAAATCATTTATCATATACAACCTTTTCGGTTATTCTTAACTTCACTATACAATACTCCACGCCACATCGCTATACATCACTTGACGTAACTAAATTATAAGGTTTATTTTATTATATACTTACCAAAGAACATATTCCACTTTATCCTTTTTTTGGTTGTGCTAACCTTATTATACTTAAACATTACGTCCTGACCAAAACGACCACATTCTACATACCCATATCTATTTAGCAGGGAAGTTAGTGGTGGTGTCAATTCTGCTGATACCTCAACATTAATATACGAAAACCGCCACTTGGTAAACGGAAAATTTCTCAGAATCTCCCAGGCGGCACCTTCCACATCCACATCCAGAAAATCTATAGTGAGAGGGGCGAAGTATTCCCGAAGGACGGATTCCAGTGTTCTAGTTTTTACCGTTGTAAGACGACCGCCTAAATGATGAATGATAAAATCTAGGTGTGGTTTGTCCATAAATTCGGTTAGACCACTACCACCCAATCCATTACTACCAGATTTCCCCTGACAGACAAATTCGGCTTTCCTATTCTCTCCTGCAATAACAGCGTTTACACAATAACACGAGCGAGTTTGCAACAGTGATTGGTAATTACGCTCTAGTCCGTCAATACAAATACCGCTCCAACCGTTTTTCTCTAAGTCTAGAGTATTGGAATCGTTAAAGCCGTCGCTTGCACCAACATCCACAAAATAACCAGTTTGACCATTAAATTTATCTAATATAAAGTCAGATTGAGTGCTCATCTTTAGCAGGAAAATGTGGGGGGGGTAATTGATAAAACATAGGGACTTGCTCTTGGCTTAAACTACCACCATCACCACTATTACTCCCATCTCCATTACCGTTTTGTCCTTCTTTCCCCGTTCCGCCCTTATTGGTCGTACCAAAAAACTTTCCACCATCCTTAATAATGTTTTGGATTTCATTCGCTTGTTGATGCCCCGACCTGGAATAAGGCAACTGATGTAAACGAGGCTCTTTTATTTGATCTCTTTGGTGTAATACCACAAAAAACGGTTTCAATGAATCAATAGTAAAAGTTTTAGTTTCTGCAACACACAAAGATTGTATCCAAACAAATATAACGCCATTATCACCAGTTTTTTTGTTTGGCTCCTTAACATCAGCCCATTTAATCTCAAATTTAACTGGTAATGGCGATTTAGTTGACCATCCCTCAAATGTTGGTAATGTAATCCAAATACAAATTCCTATATATGCTACCACACCAATAATAGCGGTTTTTAATAGCCAGAATCCACGACACCCAATAATAAACCACAGAGCGATTGTCAACGATAAAATGTACGCAAGGGGAATCCATAGAGTTTCCACGGTTTACTCCTGATGTGTTAAATTAGCCAAATCCTTTTTCAACTCATTAACTCCAGTTACATCGCCTTCTTTATCAATATTAAATCTAAAAGCGGTTTTTTCATCACCATTATCACTAAGTATTACTGTTTTTTGAGTAATAAGTCTTAATTTAGGGTTTATCTTTTCTAACTTAATTGTAACTTCGGTTTGTTCGCTATCTTCCGTTTTATAATACATGTGGGTGTTGACCACATATTCCCCCGGTATAATACCTCGAATGGTGACTATTTCTTTATTTTCATCAGACTTTACCGTTGTACCGTCAGCCAATCTAACTACATCGTTCCTTTTACCCAAATCATCCCTGTCTAGGTGCATTAACCCTTCTTCTCTACGCCTGAAAAACACTAAATTACCAAGAGGGTCTTCAACATAGGCATCTACATCGTCTCCAATTTCGTTAGCCCAGATGAAGGTAATTAGAAACTCCGCTGTATTTTCTACGGCGCGATCACTTTTATTTTGTTCATTAACTAATATATAGGCAAGGGAAAACAGTATAATAAAACAACATAAAAGATTAAATAGTAGGTCGAAAAATACAAGTCCATCACTATATTTTTCATTATCCATGATATTTCCTAATAATATATTCCAAATTGAAATATTGTAGTTTTAGCAAAATAGAACAAATAACACCAACAATAGTGGTATAGAGCGCTGTTGATACACCCATAGTTAATTTGGGAATTAAACCTTGAATAGTGGTTAAATTACTAACATCAATTGTGGCGAAACCTTGTAAGGAGTATACCATACCAATTAACGTACCTAATAAACCTAGTGAAACAAATATGGCACAAGCGAAATAACCAATAGATAATTCCTTCTCTATTTCTGCAACATTTTCCCATTGTTTTTTATTTATAGAACTACTTAAACGAAATGTTTTAATGCCACACTGTAACGATGTTAATAAAAATCCCCCAAGTATAATAAGCGTAATTTTGGTAAAATCTTTATTCCATAATTCATTAAACAAACCATAAGCATAAACAAAATAAAATCCGACACTCATCAACACAACTAAAAGCCACCACTTTAAGAATACTTCATGTTTCCGCATAAAAATCTCCCTAATCCAATTCTAATGTTAAAACATTGTCCAACGGTTCAGAATTATCAACTAACCAATTTATTTCATTATCTTGTAGCCATTTAAGAATTTCACCAGATGGTACAAAAGCACATCCTACAAGTGTTTTTTGAGTAATTATACCTATACATTTACCGTTATCGGCATTAAAGATTCCACCACCAGAAAACCCACCTTGAACATTATTTGTAGCCTGATGATGAAAACCATAATCAGTTGTCGTATATATTTCACTAACAATACCATCCGTAGTTAATAACTCACTATCTAACAACTGCCCACATCCCAAAGTGTTTGTCCCTATGTCTGGTTCATTGAAATCAAAACTAAGATTGTTTTCTTGATCTACGTCTATAAGCATTAAAACGGCTACATCAAGATTATCGTGTATTAGTCCATTACGCACTATAGTTGCTGGAAATTTTCTTAGTTTTTTAGTTTTACCGCTATCAACTATTTGCTCTATAAAAATGGGCGCATAGGCTACTAATTGTTGGCTTTCTGTTTTAGTTCGCTTAAACCCAATAATTCTAGCAACAGAAACTACGTGTCCCGCAGTTAATACATAAGTTTGATTGTTACAGGAAAACAGGATACCAGAACCATTTGCTCCCCCCATTGGCGTTTCAACAGTAATTCCTACAGTTAAATTCCGTATATTTTTGATAACTTGATTTTGTGCAAATAAAATAGAACTATATAATATTAAAGTTAAGCAAATGAGTGATTTTAGAATTTTGCACATTAAAATACTCCCTTATTTTTGTCTACAAACCCGAATAAATTCTCCACACTTAGAAAAATCTTTCAGAGAGCACGCCCCGATGTACGTCGCGCATGACCGAATCCCGCCTAATATTTCCTGTACTACATCGTCAACGCTCCCCTTGTAGGGTACTTCTATAACCACGCCCTCTGATGCTCGATAGTCTTTCTTACCTACTCCATGCTTTTCCTGCGCAAGATGGGATGACATACCATATACTTTTAATGACTTTTTACGACTCTTTATATTTCTCCACTTTTTTAATTCTTCATCAGTATGCGTTTCTTCGTTCCAACAACCCCACACATCCTTATACTCTGTAGTCCATTCTCCACAACACTCCTTTGTGCCCGCTAGCATTCCTCCCAGCATCAAAAAATCTGCGCCAGCAACAAATCCCTTGCATACATCGCCCGCTGTTTTACACCCACCATCTGAACATACTAACCCCAACCTTTTCTCTGCCGACTTTAATCCGTGGGCAGCGCTTGCACAAATATCCAATGCTGATAATTGGGGGCATCCCACTCCAGTAACCATCCTAGACAGGCAGGCGCTTCCTCCGCCAGTTCCGATCTTAATCAAATCTACATACCCATGTAAAATTAACTCTTGTGTTGATTCTGGTATACAAACATTTCCTGCCATAATAATAGAATCTGGAAAATCATTTCTTATATCAGCACAATATTGGACAAAGCATTCTAGGTGTCCATTAGCGATGTCTATACAAACGTTTGGTTGAAACCCAACCTCCTTTGTGATCCTTATTAACTTGTCTATTTCATCATCGCCATAGCCAACACTTACCCACACATAATCCACTAAATCTTTATGTTCCACAAAAAAATTGATAAGGTCGTCTGTGGAAATGTACTTATGAAGGCATGTTACCATCTTGTGTTTTGCGAGAGCGGTAGCCATCTCAAATCCAGCTATAGCCGCCATGTTAGAACACACAATTGGAATTCCCTGCCAAATTCTTGGGCTATGATAGAATTGGAATTCTCTCTCCAAAATAACGTCTGCCCTACTAATCAAAGTAGATCGTTGCGGTCTGATAAGAACATCGTCGAAATCGAATTTTATATCTGACGAAATTTTCACTGAGATACTTCCCACTATATTCCTTGTTGAGTCATCTAAAGCGGCAATTGGTTAGGTCCACATATATTGTCGTATATCAACGAGTCTGTGAAGCATTAACTGTAGCTCGCTCTCAATATTACGCTCTAAATCACTTAATGCCCGCATATACCCTTTCCACTCCACCGCGTCTTCCTCACACTTAAATTGAGGCTCCCAATACCACTGACCATCTTTTTCACCAGTATATGTAATAGGTTCTACTTTCTCTATTTCCTTATGCAATCGTTCATTTTCGTCATTTTGACCCTTAATATATTTGTTATGCCACCATTCATAAATCTCCTGCATTTCGTCCCTAACCCATTTCTCAACTCCGTTTACCACTATCTTATGCGGACAATCATCCGAGTACCAATCTACATTACCGGGAGAACACTCGTTTTCAATAAAGCGTGATAATATCTCAAATGAACAGTGCGCAAGCAAATTATCTCGATCCGTCCATGTGTGGTAAGGAAGAGTTCTGGGTTTTACTGTGGTATACCGACACCAGAAAAAACACCGCAAGCGGTAAACGATCTGGCGAAGCCGCCAATCATAGGGCACAATTTGCCAATACAAATCTTGGATTTTATCAAACACAATCAACATCCTTAATTTGGTAATACTAATCCCTGAGTAGGAACGCTAATACCATGTAAGACGTTTACCCTGTAAGCATTTTCTAACTCTGTAGTAGGAGTCTCTATCCACAAAATATGCTCATCTTTAATCAAAATTGAATCGCCACCACTAACCATTAGCATAGAACCAAACATTGGATATTTCATAAACCCAACACCCTGTTCCGTAACTATTATACCCATCGGTTTTGTCAACCGCCACGCCTGTTGATGGTCATCATACTCTACCTTGGAGATAATGTCAACCCCCTCGCCGACAATTCTTATATACCTTATATCGTCCATACACCACCTTCTTTCATAAAACAAAACATCTTTTTCAGATATACTTCACTCCACTAAACAATACTCGACTAAACGTAACATTACTATACATTACATCAACTTTACTTTTCTAATACACAACAAATAAATTAACAATATCAACCCCCTTTTTAACTTTAAGATATTCTACTAAGAGCGCAATCTGTTCAGCAGGAGAGTTAGCTATAGAATCACCCACTTGTTTAACCGATAATCCGTCGCCCAACTCAACATCATATTTAGAAGTCACCGACAGATTAGCCACCCCCCTCATCTTCATTCCTATTTTAGCCATTCCTTTTGGTTTTGGTTCATCTACAAATAACCCACAGTCGTAGACTACATTAGATAATGGTTCCATATTATACTGGCTCCGCTGGTGGAACTGGATCGTCTGGTGTCTCTACAACCTCCACAACCTCATAAACCAGATTGGTTTGGGGTTGGGGTGGGGCAAGTACGGGAACTACAAATGATAGCGTTACGGGGTCTGATTTAAATGAGCCATTATCCGCACAGAGAGAAACTTCTACGGCTGCGCCCTCCTTTGCGAAAAACTCATAGGACTCCACTTCAGGAGCCAACACTTCGGCTGGCATAGTTACCTCTACACCATCTACGCCAACAACCAATGGTTGCCCAACGACATTAGCACTAACGCTCTTAACCCAAGTTAACTTGATTTTACCTGATAACATTTCTAACCTCCATTGTAAATTACCGATAATTTTCGGTTTACTAAAACTCTCGACTAAACGAACCACAAAATAACTAAACTCATTACGATCTAACTTTACTTTTAGACGGTCGCATTGATCGACTTTGTGAATGTACAATACAATCAAAAATATAGCCAACACAAATCCTAGAACTTCCATTGCAGTAACTCCAACGTTTACTTGTTATTTAACATTTCCAACAATTCCTCTAAACTTACATCTTTGCCACCAACCGTAATTTTGATCTCTCCCCTATCCAAATGGGATTCGGGGTTCGCATCTACAACTGACCCAACCGCCGCCGCCCCCGTCAAAAATACTATACTCAAAAATACCAATACCCAAGGTCCAAAAATTAGAGCAGAGATAAGCCACCACGATATACTTTCTATGCCTCCCACTTTAAATATCATTAACACCACACCAATTATAAACGCTAAACCATTCAGAGTATTAGTTAGATTACCCTTCATAATTATATATCCACTTTTTTAAGTAACTTTACTGAACTACAAAATACCGTTCCTGTTGGTGGAACGCTGGTTTTATGTGACCACTTCTTTTTACTTCTTTTAAGTTCTAATAATTCTGCTAAATATACCCAATTACAATAGGAACTAAATAAACCTATTTGCTTCGGATTTTTTACTTCAGCCTCATAAATAATATACCGTTCTCCATGTACCCAAGGGGGGCTAAAAAAACGTTTTACATTTTTTAATGTGTCAAAAACAAATAGACTTGTGCCTTTTAGTTTTGGCTCAACAAATCTATTGACACAATATTGTACGACATACTCATCTGGAGTGTCCAAATTAATAGACACAATAGACTTCAAATCTTTACTAACAATTTTATAATAGGTTTTCATGGTCAAACTCCTAAAACTTGTAATATGCTTTAGACCTATCCATCATATCGTTATACGTCTTCATTACTGTCGTTGGCGGCTTTGTAGCACTACCCGTTATTGCTCGCCCATATGCAATCCTCAGCCCTAAATCTTTATCAAACCTATCTAATTTAGTACGACAAAGTGACCACCCAACCTGATCTCGATAAATTGCAACCACCACCCCAATCTTCTCGCGCTTTTTATTACGCACATAACTTACTAACATAATAATTCTCCTGCAAATTAGTCAAAACTTATATTCCGCCCCTATTATAGACGATTGATTTAGAACTGTCAAGTGGACTTTGTAAATTTTAACAAAAAAAACGGGCAAGATTAAGCCCCGCCCGTGGTGTCGTGCGCCCACCCGCACGCAATTCCGTCTATTTCTTGACTTTTTCTTTAGACATACTCTCTACTAATGTGCGAATTTTATCCGCCATTCCTGGCTCAATATCTGGCTCGTTAGGGTCCGCAGCAAGTTGCTCTACTAACGCTTGAATATCACTAGCGGTTAAGTTAGTCTTATCGGTAATGCCAAGTTTTTGTCGCAGAGAGGTTTTATATCTTGTTTTAATGGCTAGTTTTGCCGATGAATTTTCTTGGGCTAACCTATCGGCTACCCCAACCAAATATTCTTCTACACCCTCCATAATATCTCGCACTTCTTGGGCTACCTCCTCCCCAAACTTTCCTGCAATATATCGTTGAGATTTATCTTGCCATTTATCCACGGCTGATAACAATAGAGGTTTAATCTTCTTGTATATAATAATTAGTAAACCAGCCAACGATGCTATTCCAATCGCATTCAGGAAATTAAAGTTCCATTCTGATCTAGCAAACGTAAACCAATCAAAAATACTGCCGCGTGGTGTTTGTGGAGTTTGGGGTAATGGGGCAGGAGAAGGATTGTTAGGGCTGGGTTGGGTCGGATTAGGATTGGGGTCTGGGGTATTATCATCCCAAGGAACATTGGGGGGGACTACTCCAAAAGGATTATCTCCACCACCCCCACCCCCGTATGGGTTTTGCCCACCATAGGGATTCTGCCCACCCCCGTAGGGATCAGGGTTTTGCCCGCCCCCCCCTGGTGGGGGACACGGCACTATTCTATCATCATCAAAGGGCCACAGATTATCATTACCAGCATTATTATTAGGGGTAGGTTTGTTACCAGAAAAAGGCCACTCACCAGACAGTGGTTTTTGTTCGTCATAATATGGTACGTGTTCTTCCCTATTTATTGGAATGGGGGATAAATTTTGCTTATTAATATACTCAAAACTATTGTTATTTGGTAGTGGAGAGTCAAAAGGCCACAATAATGTTCTTCCTGTAGATCGAGTTACAAATGTGTGGGGACCGAAATCTACCACGCGGACAGTTTGGGGATGTATTACTACTCTTTCCCCCCGAGAATTTATTCTGTAGCAATAAAACTGACCATCACTACAGTAAGCGTGAGTTTTAAGAAATTCACCACACCGCCCACACCGTTTTTCATCGTAGGCATTAAAATATGCAATGGGTATATAATTTACGGGTACGACCTTAGCTTTATAATTTCCGTCTATGACGGCAAAAAAAGTATTAATAGGGATAGCGCCACCAACCGCATTATCAATGCCTTCTTGGTCAGCGGTAATTCTCCAAGTAACAACACCAGCCAATCTAGTAAAATACTGATCGTTATCACGAATAATGGTTAAAACACCAGAACCGCTTTGCCCACCAATAGGGGCGGGAAGAAATATATATCGGGATTCTTCATCTAATTGAACTCTTCCCTGCCAACTCTGAGGCCACATCGCACTAGGACATCCAGCACTATAGATATACTCGCCTCGTTGAGCGCGGTAGGTTCGCGGAATCATGGAGATTATTTTAGGTAAAAAACCACCAAAGTAAGATTTACTTACACTTAGGACCGCAAAATCAACATCGGTTTTTTCCTGCATCCATTTTCCTGTAACTTGGGCGGGAATTTCCCTAGTTTTATAGCCAGACTTAAAAGATTCCACCATAACCGTGCGATTTTGTCCCACAACATGTGCATTAGTCAAAATATGAATAGATTTACCATCATCCATAAAACAGGTGCCAGACCCATACGCATTTCCTGCATGAACGCGAACGGTGGCTTCCTGAATCTCAAACGGAGTGAGGGGCTTACCGATAACGCTAGAACATAAAAATAATGACAAAATAAACGAGAATGATAATTTTACCATAGGTTTATTCCTTGAGTGACAGTACATGGAATGTATTTTTGATAATTTCTACAATATATTTATTAACGTTCCGAATTTCCGCCTCCATGACCGCCACAACTGGATAATCTGGTAAAAATTCTAAAATAGCCCTAAGATCGTCCGAATCCCCTCCCAAATCCTCTATTGTATAAACGGCTAGTTTTATCGCCTCAATAACCCTATCTTCAGTAAGACAGTATTGGCAAGTAGTTATGGAATTATTTTGGTTGATTAGCCCCCCAGAACAGAAATTGCACATTTACTGGTGCCCGAGTGGTTATTTCATAGTAGCCTCCAACACCAATATAATATACACCGTGCTCAATTCTGTAAACAAAAAAAAACTGGCGGTTATGTCAACATTGAAAAAGTGTTCGGATTTCTCGGTCGGTAGCTTCCCTAGCGGTTCTCCACAGGGCGATTTCCACATCGTTTACCGATACCCTACTAATTTTATGAACTTTAATTGCTCGCTTGATGGCTCGTCGCACCAAAAAACGTTGTAGTAACCCTGGTTTACGAGCAACCACCGCCTTATCGCTTCGCGGGCAGTATCTATTTGATAATTCTACGATTAGGCGAAGTGCAGATACGACCAAACTAGCAATAGCGAGAGCGGTTAATGGATCGAATACTATTTGTTGATCTTTGCGTTGCGGTAAATTACCAACTACTTTATCAGCTACATTTAATAGTTCATTGTCATTACCCATTGGTTTCCTCCAAAACTTCCCTATATATAATCTCATCTAATTCAATCGACCACTTTTCTCCATCATCAAATTCTAATAAATCGCCATTTTTGTGAGACGCAAGATTCTCATAGGGTGAAATTAGACGCCTGACTACCTCCTGCTTTACACATTCGAGAGTACTAACCACCTTCATTAGACTGGCGTAGGACCACCCTAAAGATGGTTTAAGCGTACCCAATACTAGACGTGTTACAGCATAGTTTATTACTCCTTCTAGTTTATCACTTCCCCTGATCGAATCCACCAATACGTCAATATGACCGTCAATTTGTTTGCGACTAACCTGATTTATATAAGGCAAGTTACTCTCCTTTGCTCTGATTGACTACCGTAACCCCTCCCTGTACAACAACCGCCTCTGGAATGGGCAATTCGCACTCCACAATAAAACGGCTTTCTCCTTCTTCTAAATCGTCAACTATAAAAGCAAAATCTTGATTATTATAAATAGAAGACCCACTAGCATTCCACTTACCGTTTTTATCAACAGCCACGGCAATTTGAACTTTTACAATTTTAGTATTCATAATGTTAAGCCTGCTTTATTAGTTTAACCGCACTACAAAAAACCGTTCCTCTTGTTCGTCAGCAAAATCATAACAAACAGACTTTAAATCCCCAGTAACTACTTTGTAATATAATTTATTATTTTTCATCTTCATCCTCTAAAATTCTACCCGAATATCTCTAAATCGTCCTCGGGGTACGCCACATACTCACTAACTATTGAATATTTATTATAACACTCTCTATTCTGGTGTTCTTTTTTGGAAAACCTAATCCACTCTCGATAATTACACAGCTTTTGCGGTCCCCAAAGAAGCTTGACTGAATACACTGGTTTATTTACCCAGTCTGGATAGGCTTCATCCCAACCCATCAAACTTTTGCCCTGTGATAACATATAATCTCGAAAGACAATGCCGTCGTTAATACAAAAAACATGCCCCACCATAGGTAATCCAGTTTTTCTGGACGTTACTTTATCACCAACCTTAAAAATTGGTTGTGCGGACGTTTGGGGTCTAGTTTGCATCTATGCTACCCTCATCTTAGAATAGTTAAAAAACCACCACCTTTTCATATGGTCAACATTATCATCTTCATTCACATTCTAAAAACTTTTACGCTGCCACTTTCTTTCCGTTAATATTCTCCGTAATCAAACAACATAATTCTAAAAATCTATCTTGTGTAAAAGCCCACTTCATTCGGTTTACGTCTTTATGAACCCATTGTACATTTCCTTCGATATAACCCAAATCATTATTAATTCTGTCCAAAGACGCTGTTGTTTCTCTAAAAATCTTACGGTCATTATTAGTTCTAGCAAATTTCAATTCTACACCACTAAGAGGTTATTTTGGGTTATTTACTTACTATTTTATCAAAATTTATAAACACCCATCTATTACAAGGCTCAATATCACCGTTGTTTATACCAACCAGAATAAAAATATTACTCATCAAAATAATTTTCCCCTAAAAATGTTTTCCCATATTCTCTTCTTGCAAGAGACGCTTCTTCAACTGTATCATATCCGCCGACAAAGTGTTTTTCGCCACAAATTTTTATCTCTGCAACATATTTATTTCTTTTTTTTGTTAAACCAAACGCCCTTTTTACCTGTTGTATTATTGGTTTGTTTAGACCTATTATGCGAATTAATAGATGATGTAGTTAAAATTAAATTTTCACGATTATTATTTAAAGGATTTCTATCTCGATGGTCAATTACTGTATTAACCATATCATACTCTAATTCCATTCTTAAAACAACATCCTGATGCATAAATCTAGTAATACTTTTACCATCAATTTTTAATTTTCTCATAGCCCTCCATCTTTTTAAATTACCGACTCCCTGCGGAACGGCAGACCAATTCCATTGTGTTAAATAGTCATAATCTTCAGGACTTACAATAGCAACTTTATTTTGCGATATTCTTATCCCTCTTTTCTTGTATAGGGTTCCATAATCTATAAATCTCCATCTACCAAACGTTTCTATTGGAAACTCAGCATAGGCGATATATCGTATATACTCAAATAAACAATTCCAATCAGAAAAAACGTGCTGGTATGGAATCATTCCCCAAATCCAATTTGGCAACATATCAAATCCACCCTCGATAAATATTAAAACAGGCACCTTTCTTCTATTTAGTAATGTTATTTCTTCAATAGTCCCAGTAGTATAAATATTTGTATTTAAATAGGTTATTACAAAATCGCATATATCGCACAATCGTAAGTCGATTGATCTTATTTCTCTCATTTCTCGCGCTAATAGTTCAAAATTTCTATTTTGTATCAATTTGTTTCTATGATCTCTATTTTCATATATCTCAAAAGAATCTTTATTATACAATTGTTTATTACAAGGGTCCAAAAAAATCAAATCTAAATCAGATAGAGAGTTTTGAACAAATATTCTCCACTCAACGCCAAAGTCCTTTGCGTTATCAATAGGTCCAGATAAATACACTCTATTGTAAAATAATTTATTACCTTGCATAATTTATCCCCCCACCTTAGTCACCAGAACTTCCAAACCCCTTTTCGCCTCTATCTGTTTCTTGAAAATTTCCCCACTCAGCCCTCGCTCTGTACACATCCACAATTACGGCTTGGGCGATTCGGTCGCCAGTATTGATGATATAAGGGTCTTTACCTAGATTTACCAATCTAACTAAAATCTCGCCAACAAAATTCGCGTCTACGACCCCCGCCAACCTATGTATACAGTTTTTAACTCCTAACCCAGAACGATCAAATGGGATAAAACCTAAATCATCCATCTTCTTTTCGTAACGTCCATCCATCCCACCCCTATCCCACAGTTGAATTCCCAACCCAGTTCTGAATAAATGTGAGCAGGAAGGTTGTAGTGTAAAGGATAAGTAGCCTTGATGACCATTATCAACAAACTCGGCGTCAGCCACGCAGCTTAAATCCCACCCCAAATCGCTATCGTGAGTCTTAGTCGGTAATTTGGCTTCTGGGTGAAATTTTTTACATTTTATAATTAGCATTCTATTTTCTACCTAGTCTAATTAACGATTCATCCTGTAGTACATCTTCGAGTTTGTCAATAACAGATGCAGTAAAACTATCATCACTAACCATGTCGTCAATGTCAATAATAAGTTGCCTCAATTCCCCCAGGGTTAAATTATCATACAACTCGTCCAATAAGGTATCATAACTAATAGTAAGGGGACAATCAAATTGTAAATCTTTCATGCTTCACTCCAATCGTCCAACTCATAGAGAAAATGTGTATCTTCTAATAACTTGCGGTTTGACGACGTACTTTGAACAAACCCTCTATAGTCTGTTAATTTAGCAGGAGAAACCCTAGTAGTAATACCAATCGGTATCCCTAATATTTCCCTTGCCTTTTCCCCTGAGAACATTTCGCCGTTTCGCTTATCCTGAATAATTACTTCCTTATAATCTTGAATTACAACACTTTTAGTAAATTCGTAGAACCCCCTACCTATATTAAATCGTAGTCCATTTTCCTGTACAAAATCCTTAATAGAGCAATCACGATCAACATATAAAATTTGAAATCGGCTGGGATGGACCGCAAACATAGAGTGGGCGGTCATCCGTTTTGGGGCAGCCCTCTTTCCCCCCAAAGATTCTACCGTCCGCATTACAGAATATGATACATTACGACGGCTTTCCAGTGTTTTGTTAAATTCGGGCAGTTTACCAGCCCGAGTCATACACAGAGCAGTAATAATGTCGTTAATATCAGAAAATTGTTCTAAGGATAGTTTTGGTGTTCCCGCTAAACTCGCCATTGTATTGTAAAATTTGTCTGATCCCCTCCTGCCTAACGCCTGTACTGCATATACATTAACTCCAGCCTCCAATAATAGGGTAAGTTCGTTTTTCCAATCCAAATCGTTCTTAATACTACCGTATTTATAACCAACGGCATGAGGATTTGCATCCCCAATCATAACCAGTGCTTTATTTTACCCCCAGTCCATGATAACGTTCTCGCTCTGTTTAATACGAACTCATAACACTCATCTTCATCACCACCACCAGTATTTGGCGCGGTTTTAATAAATTCACAAATAGCGTTTTGATCGTCAGTTAAATCCAACATTGTGATAACTTTATCGCCATCACAGTAGTCACCATGCGTAATAATTCCTATTCTTAATTCAGGAATTTGCTTAAATAAATACTTGACGGTTTCTGCTACACCACGTCTAACTTGACCGATGGCGGCGCTCATTGAGCCAGTAGTGTCATAGCTGAATACAAGATCAATTGTCTTTCTTACTGTCATCACTATTTTCTTTATTTAAGATATTGTAATAGTTCTTTACATACTGCTACCATTAATTTACCATTAGGTGAAGTCTCATCAAATTGGCGAGTTTCTTCCCTTGTCTCATAACCGTATTCAGGGGCTAACCTCTCATAAGTTTGGTGAAATAGAACCGCTAATTCCTGTGGAGTAATAATATTGAACATTCGGTGAGACTTTGATTGTAAATAATCCGACCCAACACATTTAAGTATAATTCTACCTACCTTCTTATCATACCTCTCCACCATAGGTTTTACCACACAACCCTCTCTATTGTGGTCTGCGCCCTCTACTAAGGATGGTCCGTTCGAGAACTCTTCAATTTGAGGAAAATTAAATGGGAAATTTTCCACGATAATAGGAACGGTAGGGATATCATGCTGTTTACATAGAGTCCGCCATTCGTCAACCCCACACCACTGTCCATCCGCCTTGCGAATGTCAAAACATGCAAAATCTACATTTACTCTACCATACTTCCAATTCTTGATAGTTCCATACTTTTCCCCATAGATTACCCAGCCTGAATAGTTTTGGCAGAAGGTTTGTATTTGTGGATACTTAGCCAATACCTTCCACCAACCACACCGTTCATCCATCTTTTTCCATTGTCCATGCGACCCAACGTGCATGGTGCCAACACCATCCTTTTCGGTATACACATAACGAGAGTTCTCACCATTTATTTTACAAGTTACGCATACTAATTCACCATCATTAAATAATGTATTATATTTCCTAATGTTTTCAATATCATATTTTGGGCACACAATAGGGGGACCGCTAACAGAGTTACCATCCTCGTTGTCTGCCCCTGGCTCGTAATGACTTATACCTAACCTCTCTGCTAGATCGTCGCCCGCCTGACTATCTGGCGGGGCGGGTAACAAAAAACCCATCGACAATATACCCCTTAACTTTTTTGGTTTAACGATTGGCTTTTCCAAAAACAAAAAGTGTGGCAGGGAAATGTCTACAACGGATTCGGGCTGAACGTGAACGGCTAGGTCGCCAACCTTAAAAGTGCCGCGTTGACTAATGATAGTAAAACCATCTTTGTAAATTAGGTCTAATGAATCTGCATTTGGATGTGGCTCTAATCTATCTATTCTAAAGACTTCAGCTTTATGTGTTGAAATACTCATATATTATCCTCGTGGTAATGAAACCGACCTTATAGCACTACATATTGCCCAGGGTAAATTATAATCTCCACAAACACACTTTGTTCCGTCTTTTCCCTCTATATTAATTATATAACCATCATCATGTTGTGTTTGTTTGTTCATCCACGACATTCCAGTTGGTATTCATAAACAACTCCAATTCTTCTAATGTTGGAACTCTTAAACCTTTTTGTTGAGCATAATCTTTAGCTGTCTGCCACACAACTAATCTTTCTGCTATAATCCAATCATCAGTATTTTTGCTACCTCTTTTTTCAGCCTCGGCTTGAAAAGCGTCATAAATTAGTCTAGTTGGATTACTATGAGGGCGGAAAATGTCTTTCATCATAAACACCTAGTTACCACATATTTAATACACTCATCCACATTACACATATCAATTCCGTCATTCATTAACTTATCAATAATAATACCAGCTTCATCCCCCTTAATGCCCAACTTCTTTAACTCGTACTTCAAAACCCTATTATTTCCACTACTAACTCTCCCGCCCACACTTTTAACGCCCCCAATTTTAACCGTGAAAGTCTCAAAACCAAGGCTACCGAAATTGGGTGAGACATCTACACTAGTCATGGGGGCAAAATCTAATATGTATCCGCACCAACACAACCGCTTTCCAATCTCTCTTACTTCCTTTACTGGCACACTATGTTCGACTTCGCATTTAGGGCAATGATAATTAAAGT